ATGTGGATCGGCGTCGTGGAAATCCCGACCGAGGACGGTTTACGCAAACGCAAGACCGTCTCATCGAAGGACCGCGGGAAGGCCCTGAATAAGCTCCGCGATCTGCGGCGTCAGGTCGAAGCCGGCCGAGTACCGGTGGCGACCACGACGACGGTCGAGCAGTGGGTCACGCACTGGCTTGAGACCATCCAGGGGCCACGTGTGCGGCCCAACACGCTGGAGTCCTACTACGAGCCTGTCGTCCGGATTCATCTGGTGCCCAACCTCGGCCATGTGCGGTTGGATCGGCTCACTCCGGCGCAGGTGCGGACCATGCTCACGTCGATAGGACAGGCATCGACGCGCAACGCACAGAAGGCGCATCAGGTGCTCGGCAAGGCGCTGGCGGATGCAGTGAAGGAAGGCATCCTCGCGCGCAATGTGGTCGATGTGGTCGACAAGCCCGATCACATCGCCGAGGAAGTCGAACCGTTCACCGTCGAAGAGGCCCGGCAGATAATCACCACGGCGTTCCGGATCGATGACCCGCTCGCAACGATGTGGGTGATGCTGTTCTTCACCACGGCGCGCCAAGGTGAGGCCATCGGCATGGAACTTGATCGGTGCGACCTCGAGGAAGGCGTCTTTCGCATCACCTGGCAGCTGCAGGACCGGCCCAAGAAGATCAAGGCGGGATTCGAATACCGGGACTGCACCGAAGGATTGATCTGGACCCGGCCCAAGTCGAAGCGGCGTAGCCCTCCGATGACAGAGCCGGTGTGGAAGATGATGCGCCAGCACGTCGACAACAAGTCCGGGCCCAATCCGCACGGGCTCGTGTGGCACCACCGCGACGGGCGCCCGATATCGCCGCATGACGCTGACAACGCCTGGCGTGCCCTCATTGAGGCGTCAGGGGTTCGGTATCTGTCGATGCACGCCACCCGGCATACCTCGATAACGCTGCTCAACAACGCGCGCGTCACGCAGGAGACGCGCATGTCGATATCCGGCCACTCCACGGTGAAAGCGCAGGAGGGTTACGTGCATTCGGACATTGAGGCCGAGCGCGCCGCGCTGTCGAACCTCAACGAACTGCTGAGGTAACTACGGTTTCGGCTTCTCGTCGGCCAGGAAGAGGAACGCACCCGGCGGCGACTGCCAGAGGACGGTTTGACCGTCGTACGTCACGTCGATTCCGACTTGGTGGTCGACCCCATCCTGTGTGCGCACGTTGGCGACGCCCTTGTAGCTGTTGGCCTGCGCGTTTACGACCGTGATGTGGGTGACCTGCAGGTGGTAGGGCTTGAAATGTGCGTCGGTGTCGAACTTCTGTTGCATCGAACTCTGGGCTGCGTCGCCGATTGCATCGTTGTTCATCGGCGCAGTGGAGGCCGACGGGGCAGTGTTGGCGGTGCTCGATATGCTCGAAGATCTGCTCTCACAACCGCTTACGGCGATAGCCGAAGCCATCGCGAGGATCGCAAAGCCGCATAGCACTCGCATGTCGAGCCCCCTGAGTCTTGATCAGTGATGGAACTTTACCCGCGGCTGTTCCCCGTTGGCCACCAATCGGCCGCGCGGAATGCGTCCGCTGGGGCAGACTTGTCTGGTGCCGAACATCGATGTGAACGGGCAATCGATCCATTACACCGACACCGGGGGAGATGGCCCACCCGTGGTGCTCTCACACCCAATGTTCCTCGACACGATCCATCTTGAGCCACTTGCGTCCGCGTTGGCGACCGCAGGGTACCGAGTTGTGACATTCGACCAACGGGGCCACGGCGCAACGCGCTTTGACGGCAAGCCATTTGAGTTCGTGGAGGTGGCGCGGGACGCTCTCGGGCTAGCTTCCGAGCTGGGCATCGAGCGCGCCGTCTTCGGTGGAGAGCTGTACAGCGCGGCGATGGGCCTGCATGCCGCTCTGCTGCAGCCCGATCGCGTGGCCGGCCTGCTACTCATCGGAGCGACCGCGCGCGCCACAGACCTGGGTGAGTCGCTTTCCCTTAGTTCCGGGGTGGACGTGTGGACCAGCGGAGGGCCGCAATCGGACGAGTTTGGGCGTGTGGCCCAAGCGGCTGCGGGGCCCGACAGTGAGGCTCTGATGGACCGTTGGCGTGCGGCGGACTGGAGTCAGATCCGGCTGGTCGCCGACGCATGGCTCGGCCGGCCGAGCGTCGAGGATCGACTCTCTGAGATCACGTGCCCCGCGGTTGTGATCCATGGACGCAATGAGTTTTACATTCCGCTCGGACACGGTGAGTTCGTCGCGCAAAACCTGGGCGGCTCAGTGTTGTTCGAGATTGTCGAAGGTGAACATCAGGCACTCAGTATCACGCGTTTCCCGGAAACTCTGGAGAGCGTGCCTGATCTCATGCGTCAGCAGTTCCCCGTATGACACCCAACAGCATGAGGTCCGACGACTGACCAGCGCGCCATACCCGCATGTCGATTCGCAGCACCGATTCGTTGTCGAGATCTCGGACCGTCCATGGCCGCGACGCTGGGTCAGCGGGGATGGTATTCCGTTCCCAATGCCGAGCAAAGTCGTTGATAGGTGCCATCTTTCGTAGCACGTAGGTCAGGTCCGGATCTTCGGGCGATAGCGCCAGATTGAATTTGAGCCATGAGATTAGCCAGTCCGATGACGATTGCCAGTCGAGCACGATGTCTGGTGTCTGCCGGCCGACGTAGTGCCAGTTCAAGAAGTTCGGGGAGATCCACAAGCCCTTGAATAGGCGTTTGAACTCGGAATTTGCGTGCTCGACCGTCCAACCTGCGGTCAGGTAAGCGGCCGGATGCGGGTTGAGCGCCTCCAAGTAATCGCTGACATCTGGTATTTCCAGCCCCACAGTCCCGACCATTTTTCCCCCGAGTGCGTGAAGGTAGTGCGTTTCCCACGACGATAGTCCCAGTGCGCGCGCGATGGCGGCGAGAGCTGATTCGGGTGGGGTGTGGCTATTGGCTTCAACCTGCCGCACCCACGATGCGGAATAGCCGGTCAGCGTAGCCAAATCTCGTTGGCTTATAGCACCTCGTGTGCGTGCTGCGCGGACGAATGACCCAAGATCATTGCCCGGCAACATAACAAGAAACGTAAACACTTCAGGCCTTGACCGCCAGCATGGCGCGGTGATTGGCTGATGTTCCCCAGTTGTTCACGGGAGTGGCTGTTAGTGGAGCACCTGGGCAATTCGTTCCTTTTCGCTGTCGCCCTTTCTGATTCGTCAGCCCCGCTTTCCCCGCCTTCTCCGTCAGGAGCCACGTCGATGCATGCTGCCCTTATCACGTTTACGGTCGTCACAATCTGCTGGTCGCTGTGGATACGTCGTGTGACGTGGACACGGCGGATGGAGGTTGCCGCGACCCTCAACATTGCTTTGCAGGGCGCCGCGGTGCTGATGATGTCCCCGCTGGCCTCGCGCACCGTTGGCGTGGCCCTGCATGCGCTCACCGGCTGTTGGAACCTCGAGGATCTATTCGCGCACGATCTGTACATCGTGGCCGCGTCGGCGATCGTCTATCACATGCTCCTGCGGCTGGATCAGCGTCAGCTGATGCGCCGATTCAAACTGCACGTGGAACTACCGGCGACGATAAGTCTGCCGATCATGATGGCGCTGTTCACGTCCGGACACGGGGTCCAGGTCTACCGAGCTGACTTCTTCCGCGCCCCCACCGACTGGTCACTCAGTGTGTACTGGTGGGTCACGTGCGGCACCCTGATCTACCTGCTCGGATACAGCATTTGCGCACTGGTCCCGATGTGGCGCGAGCCATCGGTCCGGGGACTGGCACTCGGCTACATGGTGTCGGCCGGCGCGGGCGTCGTGGCCTGCGTCGTACGCATGGTGACCGCGGTGCTGCCAGGGGAGATACAAGACACCGCGGCAGCGTCGCTCATTGTGTGGGTGCTGGCCTGCTCGTGCGGTGCGGGCTTCGCCGCAATCGCCGCGCACTCATGGTTGACCAAGCAGGGGGCTACGGAGCATCCGTCGACGGGTGGTACACGTCCTGATGGGCAGGAGTTCTCCGGGGCCGCGTCTTAGTCGTTGTGCGGCCCTGGGCTTTTGGGGCACTCTCTGCGCCTCCGGTGAATCCAGGGAAACCTGGTTGTGGCTCGGCGTGGCCGAATTCAACGAGCAGATTGAAGTAGCCCTCGTCGCCGAGGTTGTAGTGGTCTGCGATATGGCGCAGCTCGTCGGCGTTGGGGAAGTCGTCGCTGTCCTTGCGTCCGGTTGAGCGTGAATCGCCGTAGTAGCGCGAGGTTGTTACCCCCACAGCTTTAACAACGTCCCCCACCTGCATGTTTGCGTTGACTATCTCGGCCTGCAGGAACAACTTGAGGTCACGTCCCCTGCGGTCGGTTCTCGACATACCCGAATGCTATCCCGGTTTTCCGGAATTTTACAACGGTTGTGACGTGGGACAACGCCCACGGAATCACGAAACCAGTCCGACTTTCCGGGATAATCTTCCGAAATCCGGAATCGCGATGCTAGTGTTCAAGTCGTGAGTTACGGACTCGAATGGATACCCGAGGGAATCCAAAACACGTTGGCTGTCAACGGAATTGAGACAGCGGCCCAACTCTCCCGAGAGATCAAAGTCAGCAGCTCCGTCGTCTACGAAGCCTTTGACAAAAATTGGAAAGGGCGGGCGACGCCGACCCTGATTGACGCCATGTGTCGGACGTTCGGCGTCCCGATGCACCAGCTCGTTGTGGAGCCCATGACCAAGGTCAAGCGGCGTCCCGCGGTGGTCAGCGGCCGGAAGCGTCGAGCGGTGAATGTGACGCCCTCGGGCGGTGCTCGATGAATGAATCGACACGCCCCGTGGGAGCGCTCAGCACCATCGACGCAGCCGCTTACCTGGGCATATCGCGGGACACCATCGACCGGGAGAAGAACGCCGGGCGCATCTGCCCGCGGTACATCGGCCGTAAGCCGATCTATCCGATTGAGGAATTGCAGCGCTACCTGGCAGATCTCCCGTCGGAGCCGGAGCCCCGGTCATGAATACCGTCGAGCAGTTCACGTCCACCTCGCCGTTCGATGCAATCCGTCACCTGACATCGGAAGGTCGGGAGTACTGGTCGGCGCGTGAGCTGATGCCCATCTCGGGGTACGCCGCCTGGCGCGACTTCACCAACGCGATCGGTCGAGCGCGCATCGCATGTGCCAACTCGGGCCATGACCCGGTGGCCCACTTTGCGCGCGCCCACAAACTGGCAGGTGACAGACCACAAGGGGGTGGCAACGCAGCCGAGGACTACCACCTATCCCGGTACGCCTGCTACCTGGTGGCCCTGAACGGCGACCCACGCAAGCCCGAGATTGCGGCCGCGCAGACCTATTTCGTGATCAAGACGCGAGAAGCCGAGGTAGTCGAGCGCCAGATCCCGCAGACCTACGCCGCTGCACTACGGGCTGCTGCTGACCAGGCTGAGCGCGCCGAACTGGCCGAGATCAGGATTGCCGAGCTCGAACCTAAGGCCGAGGTGGCGGACAAGCTACTGGACGCAGAGGGTGATCTCTCGGTGCGCGACGCCGCCCAAGCGCTCACCCGCGCTGGCGTCCAGGTCGGGGCCACACGCCTATTCGCCGAGCTGGACCGGGAGGGGTGGATCCGCCGCGGTGGTGACGGCCGCTATCGGGTGCGGCAATCGGCCATCGAGGCCGGGTACATGTCCGTGCTCCCTCAGTCGCACGAGCACCCGAAAACCGGTGTGCGTGTCCTTGACCCGCCGCAACCACGTGTCACGCCCAAGGGGATTCAGCGGTTGCTTATCCGCTACACCAAGGGCTGAAACACCCACTGCCACAACTGAATAAAAGCGCGGTGCCGGTATCCCAACCGCCAAGTCAGATCACCGGCACCGCATCCAACAACCAGCCTACAAGGAGGCCGGGCATGTCCCACCGTATATCTATCCCCACTGCGCGCGTTGAGGGCGCTCGTCCAGCGGCCTCATCGGCAGCTGAAATACTGCGCGCGGCGCTCGCCGAGCTGCGCCGGCCCCTAAACGATGACGGGAATGGTTGGGCGCAAGGCCGATTCGTAGGCTTCGACCGGTGCATGTGTGCCGTTGGCGCAATCAACATTGCATCCGACAGGATTTGGCGCCGCAATGGGGGGTGCCCGCCACTCGGTGATATGGCTGCGCGCGTTGCTCTGTGCAAATCCCTGGGACCGGCATATGCGAATCTTCCGCTCGGCCCTAGCGCAACGATCGTCCGCTGGAACGACAGGCCCGGCCGCCGATTCGCCGATGTCGCGACAGCATTCGAGCGTGCGATCGAACTCGCCGAGGCGGGTGCCCGATGACCACCACCATCATGCGCCACGCGTTCTGGACCGTCGCTTTCCTCGCGTTCGTGTACGCGCTGGTCGCGCTTTTCGCGCATCGGTACGTCCAATTCGCCGTCGTCATGGCGCTGTTCATCGCCGCCACGCTCCTTGATCTCCACGTGCATCGTCGCGGCCGGTACCGGGACCGCTCGGCCGTCCTGCTGTTCGCCGCCGTGCCGGCCATCGTGATCACTGGCGTGTTCGCGCAGATCGGGGTGACGGCATGAGCGACACCAAGGTCATGCAGATCGTCATTGATCCCGCGACGGTCGCGGAAATGCGCGAGCAGCTGGACAGCATCACGCAAACCGACTCGCTCACAACGCAGTTGCTCGAGAAGGGCGCCGAGGTGTCCGACATCATGGACGCCCACGTAGGCGCGTGGATTGGGGCGGCGAACAAGGCGGGGCTTGATCCGTCAACGCTGCTGCCGGTCGAACAGTGCCCCGAGTTCGAGGCTGTTTCCTTCCTCGATCTGTTCTTCACAGACCGAGACTCGCGCGAGGCTGCCAGCGCCGCGCTCAAGGGCGGTGCGTGATGAAGATTCCATTGCCGCCAGCGCGCGTCAACGTGCCCGCGGTAGACGCGGCGCTGGACGCCCAGATAGAAGCGGTGCGCTGCGACAAGATCCGATGGGAGTCGACCCAGCGCAAGGACTTCGTACTCGATCATGGCGAAATCCTGACGATGGCTCAGGGACTTTGGGCCGATGGGGATACCGACTGGCTTGTTCGCGTGCTCGCTATGCATGCAATCGCGGTATGCCGACTGGCAGGGATTGAGGTGCGCGCATGACGCGGCAGCAGATATCCAAGGCCGAGAAAGCCCGCATCGATCGGGAGGCTATCGGCGACATGCGCCAGGCTGCCCGGCTGCTGCAGAAGATCTCGAGCGCCTACGGGGAAGACCCAACCCACTGCTCGTGGAACGCATTCGAGCTGTTGGTGACCGCTGGCATCAAGGAAGCGGAACTCACGGGAGAGATCAAGGTGCCCGCATGACCGTCACGTCGCTGCCCACATGCAAGTCAGATGAGCTGTTGCTCAGGGATATTGCCGAGCGAATAGACGAGACGCATCCATTTTCGGCGATACAGCTACGCGCTGTCGCGGCACGCGCCGCGCAGCGATCGGAGGGCGTTCGATGAGCGCCACCGATGACAACCTCATTCCGGCCACTGACGGTATCTACGCAGGAATACCTGACGAGGCCTACCACGCCGACCACACCAGCCTGTCATCGTCGGGTGCTCGCGCGCTGTTGGCGCCGTCTTGCCCGGCGATCTTCCGATACGAGCAGGAGCAGCCACGAAAGCCCAAGAAGGAATACGATTTTGGTCACGCTGCTCACCTCTATGTCCTGGGTGAGGGCAGCGAGATAGCGGCCCTCGATCCGGCGATCCACGGGTTGAACAAAGACGGATCGCCCTCCAAGTCGCCTACTTCGACGGCTGCATGGCAGGACGCCGCGCGAGAGGCGCGTGAGCGTGGCCAAGTGCCCATGCACATTGACGAGATCGCGAAAGCCAAGGCGATGGCGGACAAGGTGCGTGAGCATCCGTTGGCTGCCGCCCTGCTGGCCGATGGGGCAGCAGAGCTATCCGGGTACTGGCATGACCGTGAGACTGGCGTGCGGCTGCGCCTGCGGACTGACTGGCTGACCAATCCGGGACGCGGGCGGTTCATCGTCGTTGATTACAAGACCAGCACCACTGCGCACCCGGAGCATTTCGCGCGGGCAGCGGCGGACTACGGGTACCACCAACAAGCCCCTTGGTACCTCGACGGTCTCGAAGCCGTCGAGGTATCCAACGATGCCGGGTTCGTGTTCATCGTGCAGTCCAAGTCACCGCCCTACCTGGTGTCCGTGATGGAACTCGACCCGGCGGCGATCGACCTCGGCCGACGCCGCAACCGCAAAGCCATCGACCTCTACGCGCAATGCGTGGCCGATGACCACTGGCCCGACTACGGCCAAGGGGTTCACCCAATCTCGCTACCCGGCTACGCAACCTACCGACAAGAAGGAGAGCTAGACCAGTGACCGTCACCGCATACCAACCGCTGTCAGCCGCACCGCGGACTGCGATCAGCCAGACCACCTCGGTAGAGCAGTCCCGCGCCGTCGCCGAGGTCCAATCGGCTGTCATTGTGGCCCAGCAGATCCCACGCGACATGCAGCGCGCCGAAGCTGAGATGCGGGACACCTGCGGCCGGATGGCCATGGCCAAACAGGCGTTCTACCAAGTGCCCAAGCGGGGCAACGGCGCATCCGTGCATCTCATGCGCGAACTGGCGCGCATCTGGGGCAATACCCAGTACGGCGTCAACGAGCTGGCGCGCAACGACGCCAGGGGCGAATCGGAGATCCAAGCGTGGGCGTGGGATGTGCAGACCAACACCCGCTCAAACCGAACCTTCATCGTCCCGCACGCCCGCATGGCTCGCGGCCGCCGCGAGGAACTGACCGACCTCGGCGACATCACGAACAACAACAACAATGCGGGCGCCCGCGCTGTCCGTGAATGTATCTCGGCCATCTTGCCGAAGTGGTTTGTCGAACTGGCCCAAGACATCTGCAAAGCCACGCTAGAGAACGGCGAAGGCGTGCCCTTGCCCAAGCGCGTCGAGACCATGCTCGGAATGTTCCGCGAGCTTGGTATCACCGAGGCGCAATTGGAGACCAAGATCGGCAAGAAGCGTGGCGCCTGGGACGCGGGCGACGTTGCGCAGATGGGCATCACGTACACGTCGATCACCCGCGACGGGTACGACAAGTCCGAGATGTTCCCGCCGGTCGCCGGGGTGACTGCCGATGAGATCAAAGCCAAGGCGCCCGAGGCAAAGAAGGCCGAACCGGAGCAGGCGGGTAATCCGCAACCGACCGAGCCGGACGGCGCCGAAACAGCCGCGGAAACAGAAGAGTCCGGCGGCAACCCCGATGAATACAACTCGCGGGGCGAGTTCCTTGCCACCAAGAAGGCAATCGGCACCATCCGCGGACTGCTCGGAAACGCAGGCCACTCCCTGCGCGGTGCCGAGGCCAGCGGCAAGACGCTCGCGCATGTTGCCTCTCTCATCGGGCGCGAGATCACCGATATCAACGACCTATCCGAAGCTGAGGCCGAGGTAGTGGCCGATGTTCTCAACCAACCCACCACCACAGAAGGGAAGTAAATAGCCATGTCCGACAACGAAACCGAGAAGCCGGCAGCGAGTACGGAAGTTGGCCCCGGTGAGGTCACCGACTTCATCGTCGTGCTGACTGCCCACGACAAGGGGCGCGCGCAGGCCAAGGCCTCCAAACTGCTGGCTCAGTGCGTCGAGGCCGCGCACGTGACCGGCAAGAAGGGCGGAACCATCACGGTCAAGGCGACCGTCTCAGCCCTTGAATCCGGCGCCGTGGGAATCGAAATCGATGTCGACGGCAAGCCTGTCGAGGAATCGGTCAAGTCCATCTGGTTTGACGACGGAGAGGGCCACCTGTCCCGCGATAACGCCGGCATGTTCTACGGCATCAAGTAACCGACCAACCCGAAGGAGCAAAACGCATGTCCGAAAACACTATTGAGCTTCCCGACCACACCGTCGAGCAGATCGACAGCCCCGATAGCGACGGCCCGATTTACCTGGTTACCGCAAACGGTGAGCGGGGACTCGAAACGCGCGTGGTGGACGTCCGCGCCGAGGCACCGCACGCCTTCCCGCCGCGGATTACACCGTCGCGCACCGTCACCGACATCTCCTCACTGCTGGCAGAGGTCGAACGGCGTCCACTGCTGGAGAACGTCTCGACCGCCTGGGGCAACCGGAACGTCGGCGAAATCACCATCGTGTATGACGAATTGGAGTCAGACGCGAACCTCGACTACGCCAACCGTGCGGACGTGCTGCGACTCAAGTTCGTGCGTGACCCCGACTGGAACACCCTGTTCAAGGCCGCTGACGGCGAATTCCATCGACAGGAGGAATTCGGCGACCTGATCGAACAGGCTGGCCACCTGATCAAGAGCCATCCTGCAGCGGAGCTGATGGAGATTGTCGACAGCATCCGAATGTCGAGCAGCGGATCGTTCAAGTCGCAGATCAAACGCGACACCGGATCGCAGCACCTCACCTACAGCGAGGAAGTCACCGCGTCAGCTGGCACGGCGTCACGCGAACTGGAGGTGCCGCGCGAGATCACCTTGGCAGCGCGTCCATTCGAGGACTACCCGCTCGTTGAGATCACATGCTGGCTGCGGTTGCGCGTCGCCAACGGAAATCTGCATCTCGGACTCTTCCCGAAGCCATATGAGCACCTCGTGCGCGACGCCTGGACGAAGAAAACCGGCGATCTGGCCGAGCAGCTAGGCGTGCCCGTCTACGCGTCGAACCTCGGGAAGTAGACCATGAGCGCCCCGGCGATCGCCGACGGCAGCCCCGCGGTACGCCGGGGCGCTCAACCCACTGGCGACGGCATCACCCTCCACCGCGGACGCTGCGCGCGCGAATTCGGTACTGAACGCATTCGAGACCTCTGCCACGGATGCCAGCTCGCGCAGCAGGCCGTTTGGCCCGACACCACCCACCAACGAACCGGAGAGGCGAGCGGATGTTGAGCGCGCCCTACTACCAGGATGATTCGGTCACGCTGCACCACGGCGATTGCCTCGATGTGCTGGCATGCCTGCCCGACAACAGCGTCGACGCAGTGGTGACTGACCCGCCCTATGGCCTCGAGTTCATGGGGCGGGAGTGGGATTCGTTCAAGCCTTCAGATGCCAGGATCCGCACGCGAGTTGATGAACGTACCAATGGTGCAACGAAATCCACGGTTTCAGTACCCGAGGCGTATCGCGCAGGTCAGCCGTTTCAGCGCTGGTGCAACCAGTGGGCGACCGAGTGCCTGCGCATCCTCAAGCCGGGCGGTCATCTACTGGCGTTCGGCGGCTCGCGGACCTGGCACCGGCTCTCGAGCGGAATCGAGGACGCCGGTTTCGAGATTCGCGACAGCATCGCGTGGCTGTACGGCTCAGGGTTTCCGAAGTCGATGGATGTTTCCAAGGCGATCGACAAGGCGGCCGGCGTCGAGCGTGAGGTGATTGGTCAACGAAGGAAGCTCGACAGCTACGGGGCGCAGGCCGGGAACGCCGTGTATGGCGGCGGTCCGAATCACGATGGCGTCCAGACCATCACAGCACCGGCCACCGAGGCAGCCAAGCGCTGGCAGGGCTGGGGCACCGCGCTCAAACCCGCTTTCGAGCCGATCGTCGTTGCGCGGAAGCCGTTGGCGGGCACCGTGGCCGCGAACGTGCTAGAGCACGGCACCGGGGCGCTGAACATCGACGCATGCCGGGTGACAACCACCGACGACCTCAACGGCGGGGCTTATGCCAAGACCGGTAGGCGCTCGGTGTCGGGGTCGTTGTCACCTACTGGCATGAACGTCCCCGGCAAGGTTGTAGGCAAGGAGTTCGAGCCGCCTTCCGGCCGCTGGCCAACCAACGTCATCCTCGATGAGCGCCAGGCCGAAGTGCTGGACCGGCAGACGGGCGTCTTGCACTCGGGAACCATGCATGCGGGCACCGAACGTCAGCCGCGAGCGGGCGGCACGATCTACGGCGCCGACGCCCGGACCTTCACCCCCGCGGACACCTATGGCGACAGCGGCGGCGCCTCGCGGTTCTTTCCGGTGTTCCGGTACGAGGCCAAGGCGCCAAGTTCGGAGCGCCCCAACGCCGATGGCGTAGAGCATCCGACCGTCAAGCCGCTGGACTTGATGCGCTGGCTTGTGCGGCTCGTGACCCCGGTCGGCGCGATGGTGCTGGAACCGTTCGCCGGCAGCGGTACGACCGCCGAGGCCTGTGTTCTCGAGGACCGACAGTGCATCGCGATCGAGCGCGAGGCCGAGTACTTGCCGCTGATTGTCTCGCGGCTGCGTAAACCACTGCAGCAAGGGCTGTTCGGGCTAGAGGCCGGCGCATGACCGACAACCCGATTTGCATCTGCGGGCACTTCCGCGCAGACCACAACGACCACACCAACCCGAAGTGCCGCATGTGGGTCGTGTGGTTCTTCACTGACGAGCCCTGCGACTGCCCCGGATTCGAGGCCGACCCGAAAGTGAGTGACCAGTGACAGCGCCACCTATGGCTTACTTCGGCGGCAAGACGCGACTTGCGCACCGGATCGCGGAACTATTGCCGGCGCATGGCCATTACGTCGAGCCGTTCGCCGGCTCGCTGGCGGTGCTTCTCGCTAAGGAACCGAGCAAGATGGAAACGGTCAACGACCTTGACGGGCTGCTAATGACGTTCTGGCGGGTGCTCCGCGACCGGCCCGAGGAGCTGATGCGCGCCTGCGCGCTCACGCCTCACTCGCGCGCTGACTACCTCGAGGCCCGGGCTGCAGACCTCGACCGCCTCGATGATGTTGAAGTTGCGCGGCTCGTGTGGTTACAGATCGCGCAGGGGCGAGGTGGCACGATGCGCCAGAGCGGTTGGCGAATGTTCGTGAACCCGAATGGCTCATCGATGCCGATGGGCGATTACCTCGAGGCCTACGTCAACCGGATGGCTGCTGCAGCGCAACGGCTCCATCGCGTCAGCCTCGAGTGCCGGCCGGGCCTCGAGGTGGTCGAGCAGTACGGCTCTGACCCGGGGTGCTGTCTGTACGTGGACCCCCCATACCTCGGTGGTGTGCGTCGGGCGACCGGCAATGGCTACCGGATCGAAATGCGAGAGCCCGCGTCGCACGTCGAACTCCTGGAATCACTGCTTAGGTGCCGGGCGTCGATCGTGGTTTCGGGATATGAGTCCGAGCTGTACAGCGAGGCCTTGGTCGGATGGGACCGAACCGAGATGGCGGCGACAAGTCAAGGCGGCACGAATGTGGCGCGCACAGAGGTTCTCTGGTGCAACCGCCCTATCTCGCAGCAGCTTTCGCTGGGCGACGTCTCATGACCCGCTCAATCTGGTGCCCTCTCGATTCCGCGTGCCATGCCGACGTTCTGCTCGAAATTGCCAATGACGCAGGGAAAGAGGGGCAGTAATGCCATGGTTCAACGTCGATGACGGGTTCGCCAACAGCAAACCGGTGATGCGGATTCCGCGCCGTTACCGGACAGCTGCGATCGGTCTATGGACGCTCACCGGGTCGTGGTCGGCCAAGGAATTGACCGACGGATTGATACCGGCCGAGGTGGTCGAAGAGTTCGGCGGAACACCCAAACTCGTTGAGCTTCTGATCACCTCCGAGCTGTGGGAGCCGGCAGAGAACGGCGTCCAGTTTCGGAATTGGTCGAAGTGGCAACGCACTAAAGCACAAGTTCTGGATTTCCGGGCAGGAGAGGCGGAACGGAAGCGGAAACAGCGGGAGCGGAAGGCCAAGCCGTCTGATCAGGAGGAACGCAACGTGTCCCAACCACGTCCCGGTGGGACACCTACGGGACTCCGGCCGGAATCCCCCCCGGTGTCCGGACTACCTAAACCATTACCTAAACCATTACCAATAAGTACTTACGTAGGTGGGGATCTTGCGTTGGCAGACGCGCGAGAGCCGAACAACCCCCCACCCGCTCAATGCCCGAAGCATCCCGTCGACACAGGCGAGCCATGCCGAGGCTGCGAGGCAGCCCGGCAGGCAAGCGAGGGAGTCCGCGAACAGCAACGGGCGCAACGCGAAGCCGAGCAACAGGCCGCGCACGAGGCCAAGATCGCCGCCGTCGTGCTGTGCGAGCTGTGCGACGACGACGGGTACCGCGGCACGCAGGTCTGCGATCACGTCGACCGCGTGACCACGGCAGCCAAGGGCGCAGCGAGGGCACGCGCAGCACTGGCCAAGGCGGTCGGCGATGAGTGATCTGGATGCCGGGCTCGAGGCTCGCACCCGTGAGCGCCTTGGCGCGCTCTCAGAGGCCGCTACAGACGCGCCACGCGAATTCAGCCGCCCCAGCCTCAACCCGAGCCAGCAGCGCCCAGAGCGCGCCGTCAGCTGCCCGCACCCGGCATGCAGAGCCGAGGTGGGCAAGCCGTGCTGGAACTCGGCGACCAAAACCGAACGCAAGGACTTTCACCCGTCACGGACCAACGCCGCGTACGCGCAATCGAAAGCAGGTGCCTGATGGATAACCCGGTAGCCGATGCAATCGCCGAGATCTTCCCTCGGCGCAAGCGCAAGGCTCCTTTCCGGATTCATCGGAGCGTGACCGCCGGGTGGGTGATCTGCGAGCAGACGCCGAATCGATGCACGCCTCTACGCGTTACAGAAACCGGTGCCGAGGCCATTGCCATCTTCGCAAGGGGACGTGGGTGATGAGCGATGCGCGAAAACTCATGTCGGAAACCATCATCGCAACGCTACGCAAAGAGCGGTGGTTCATCGTTAACGGCGACGACGGAGGCAACGAGCTGTACCACAAGGTGGCTCACACGCTTGCCGCCGAGATCGATAAAGCCCTCGGGGGACTCACCCCATGGACGGCTACAGAGGGCGACACAACCCGCTCCGCTTGGGTATCCGGCTGGACGGTGGCCCAGTGAAGAAACTCCTTGCGCTACTGGACGCTCCGAGCCTTCCGGGCGCGCTGTGCACGCAAGATGCCCGGCTGTTCGACGTTCGTCGCGACCACGAGGGGCCACAGCAGCTCAGGCGCCGACACCGGACGGCGCAAGAGCTTTGCCATGAGTGCCCACAGTTCAGGGCATGCCGGTTGTGGGTCGCATCCACGCCGGCCGACCTGCGCCCGGAAGGCGTTGTAGCCGGGTTGATCCCGCAGGAAGTGCGCAAGGTAGGGCGACCAAAGAAGGGTAAGAAGTGACCGACATCATCGACCAGATCGATGCACTTGTTGATGAGCAGATGGCCGGCGGCGAGCCGATCGGCGGGTTCGACTACAACGACCCCTATTTTCCGAAATGCCCACACTGCCCGCGTGATTGGCACGGGATACGCATCACCGAACGCGTTGAATACATGCGCTATTGGTCAGGTTGGGACGAAGAGTATCGGGCCGACGCCGACGACAGTCCGGTGATCTGCGAAGGGTCGACGTTCATCGGGCCCGCGCGGCCACCTGCAGATTGGGCGCCTTCGGGCCTACGTCCTTCTTTGGGTGTGCCAGTGCTCGTCAGGGATTATCAGCTCCCGCCCGCACCGGTTGTTGATCTTGAATCGTGGGGATTTCACCGTATCGGCTATATGTCCGAGAGGGGACCGGAACGCGTGAGAGTGCCTACGCCTAGACGTTGGTGGCGCGCATCGATCATCCCCGGAATGTCAGTATCCGTTGCACCGGAACAGAATACGATCACGATGATCTACGCGACGGACCACAGCCTGATCGCGTATTCGATGTGCGCAGAGGATGTGCAGACGAGCGATGGCGTGATCGATATTCGCGCAGTCAGCCCACCCAATATTGGTGGCACGTGGGCGCCGTTAACGCCACTCGGCGTTGAACGCCACCCGGACGACATGCCGGGTCCGACCGTCGTTGTCGGCGGCGTGATCGATGCCGGCGTGGCCGAGGCTTTCCGGGCGCTGCTGTCATCCGGCGAATCGACGGGGCCCACCTATCGGCAGTTGCTTGGCTTGCCGGTGCTCGATGCACCACCGGGACCGTGGCCATCACCACGCCGTCACGCGCAGCGCGGACAGTCCCGTTGGCGGCGCTGATGTCGGTTGCGGATAGCTTCTACCTGAACAAACGCGACCAGGCCAAGCTGCGCGACGAACTCGCAACGATCTCCGGGCTTGTCGAGAATCTGTCGGTCACGATCACGCGCCAGGCGCGTATCCAGAAAGCCAACCTCGGCCGGCCGAAACGTCAGCGGCCCGGACCGCGACCGCCGGTACACCTCGGCGCGTGGACGGCAGCCGACGAGCTACACAACGCACTGTCGACGTGGGTACGGCTCGTGTGTGAGCAGCGATGCATTTACTACCGTGAGTCGAACGACATGCTGACGCTGGCGCGCTGGCTGCGCAAAAACATGGTGGCCCTTGCGCTTACAGAGGGTGCGGGGGAGGCGTACGAAGACCTGTCACCCAAGATCGCCGAATGCTGGCGCCACGTCGACCTGCCGCCCGACGACCAGATAATGATCGACCACGTACGGGTCGATGAGGCAGCAGGCAGCGTCGTCACGCTCGACACGATTACCGCAGTCGCCAACCGAATTGGACCAATGGCCAAGGGGCTCAACCGTGATCGACTGCGATATCTGATCAAGGGCGGCAAGGTCAGAGCGCGCGGACAGGACCCGGACACCGGCACGAAGTTCTACCGGCTCGGTGATGTCATGCACGCACATAACGACAAGACGAAGAAGAGGCGAGCATGACAGCTCAGTACTACGCGAGGCGCGACGGCGAGATACATGGTCCGTTCGGCTCGCACTCATCGGCCATGGACGACCACGTGAAATTCGCCATGCGACAAGCACCGTTCACGCAGTTGTCAAAGATGACGTTGTTGCTAGATCTGAGTAGCGTCACACTGGGCGACGAACGGGAGTTCCTGGCGCTGATGCGCGATGATCCCGTGCTGCGCGCCATATTTGAGAGTGGTCGCCGATATGAACGGCGGATCTCCCTAGAGCACACATGCACAGTGGAGAGCAGGCCATCCGACGAATGCGCCGCCTGCTTCTCCGATCCCGGAAACTGGCACCCGGTCAGCGAGAATCCCGCGCTTACCCCTCGGCCAGATAGTCATCGAGGCTGACGCGACCGCCGTCGTCCTCGGCGGTCGCCTTGTCGAAGTCGGCGACATCCTCGGCCATTTCCAGAGCTTCGAGACGTGCGAGATCCGCGGTGGAGACCAGCGCGGCTGCAGGCTTTCCGTGACGGGTAATAACCACGCGTTCGCCGGTATAGGCGGTGCGCACAACGGCGTCGCCGAGGGTGTCGCGTAGCTCCGCGAGGGGAACTTCATGGGCTGTGGTCATGTCCAAAATAGTACATAGTTCGTACCAATTGTGTCAACCGTAATGTTTGTACAAACTGTACTAAACATGCTAGGCTACTGCCATGCGCAAGGTCGAGATCAGCACCGGCGCTGTCAAGGAACTGACACGCATCAAGCGCGCGGATGGCAAGCTCCACGGCCAGATCATCGACGCAATCAAGACGCTCGCGACCACCCCGCGCCCCGACGGCTGCACCAAGCTCACAGGCCGCGACGCGTACCGGGTCCGGGTTCGCGACTACCGGGTGCTGTACACCGTCAACGATGGGGAGCTGGTGGTGCTCGTCGTCAAGGTCGGCAAGCGGGGGAGCGTCTACGAATAGACGCGCCAGCCTGCGGGTACATGTTTTTCCCATACCTCTGCGGTACGCTGACGCTAGGCGCAGGTGTGCGTCTGCCGAACAACCCCGACCAGCCTCCAAGGGTCGGGGTTTTCTCGTATGTCGGACCCTCGGCGTAGAACTGGCCAATGAACGTGCGTACGGCCATTTCGCAGATCATCGAGCACATCCCGAACCTGCTGAGCGCGAACGTATTTGAGCGCTTCTCCGGTACATCCGAACATGTCGTGCACACCCAGGCGCATGTCGCCGACCTCATCGCCTCCGTGCTGCCCAGCAACCTGCTCGCCGAGGGTTACCTGATTATCGAGTTGCCCACCATCGAGGACGAAAACGGTCGCAGGTTGGTGCGCGTGCCGATCACCGCGCAGCCATGGGCTGACGGAGAGGTCCGGATATCGCGTCAGGGTGACCTGGTGGCGATCGTCAACGTTCCCGCCAAATTGCCCATGCAAGACGTTCCAGCGCTGGCGTGCGCGCTCATGGCCGCATGGGCGGTGCGTCCACGCAAGTAGGGGGATACGCGATGGCCTGGTCTGAACTTGATCAGCAGATCGCCAACGCGTGGATCAGCCTTCGTCGCGCCATCCGCCAACTCGACTACAGCCGCGCACAACGCGTGATGAGCCATATCGACGCGCTCCTGGACCTACACCCGTTCGAGCCACATCGAGAGGGAGATCAAAACCCATGAGACACAACATTGCCCGCGCACTGCGACGGCTACACCGTTGGTATCTGCGCGCACTCGGGCGCGACACGTGGACGCCATTCGGGCCAGACGGGAATCTGCGTCCCGAGCTGTTCACCCGTGAGGGGTGGCATATGGCCGGTGCGCTCAAGGAGGGTGATTTGTGATGCGCCGCAAGATCGCTCGCGCGCTGCGCAAGATCGCCAACCGCGTTGATCCAGCCGTGCAAACTCATTCCATCGATGAAGTCTTCGATGCAATTAACCGGCTATGGGATGCCCGCGGCGGTCCGGTTCACATCAACACGATCAACGTGAACAGACCTGGCGACGCTGCCGCTTACGGTATGCGCCTCGCGAACGACACACTCAGGTCGATGCGCTGATGCCTCGTCCTGACGTCGCGAAGCTGGTTGCCGACAACCTCGGCAATCTGCCACATCCCAAGGGCAACATACGTTTTATGCATCACAGCATGTTCGGTCTGCCTGATGATCAGAAGCAGCGCATGCAGTCGATTGCCGACCGTACGGGCGAGGCGTTCGTCCATCTGGTGGAGACCAACGGCTACACCATCAGCCACCCGGCCGACCCGGCGCCGGCTGATCCGATCAATAAGACGGTCACCATCGGCTGCGCCGCATGCAAGAAAGTACTGCTGACGTTCACGGCCGATGAGAACCACCAGGTTTGGCTGAATCCGGCCAGTTTGGAGAACCTGACCACCCCGGCGGCGTGGTGCCCGCATGAGTAACCCCATCATCATTCCCAAGCAGGCAAGGGAACTGCTGACGGGGACTCGGCGACTACTCGCCCCACGTCAGGCACTCGCGTTCGTAGAGCAGTTCTTGGCGATGCTGGCCAAGCGCCCCGAACTGGCCACGCTCAAGATCACCGTGACGCGAGACGAACACGGGATCACGATGCGCGCCACGCCTACGCAGCCGGGCTGATGCCCTCACCTCGGCCCGGCCAGCGCAACTACCGCACGACCACCCAGCGCGGGCTGGGCGCCGCCCACCGGCAGGACAGGGAGCGCCTGCTCCAGCAGCACGTGGAGGGTACGACCTGCTGGTGGTGTGGAGAGCCGATGTTCACCGCGCAGGGACTTGGCGCTGACCACGAACAGCCACGATCCCTCGGTGGTACACGCGCGAACCGGCTCCTGCACTCGTGGTGCAACAGCGAGCGCGGCGACGGTCGACACGACGACGAACGGCCCGCGGTGACCGGCCTGAAGCTCAATGGCCACGCGCAACCAGCCATTGGTGAGCGCGCCATGCGCTGGGCACCGTAAGCACACCCAGCGAACGCCAGCAAACATCTACCCCAGGGGGGTACCAAAAAATACGGGGAGGGGGTACCCCTCGGCGACGTGCGGGTCACCGCTTCCCCCCTCCCCGAGAGGTTTGGCAGATGGCGACCGATTCCGACAGCCAGCAGCAAACGTCCGACGACGGCGACGACGACCAGTTAAGCCTGGTCGAAACGCTCAAGAGCGGCCAAGTCAGCTCATTGAAGGCACTGCGCAACCGGTTGGCAACCGAGATTGACCTATGCGCGGACCCGAAGATGCTCCCCGCGCTTTCCAAACAGTTCACCGACGTGCTTGCGGCGCTGGCCGCGCTGGCGCCAGCGAAGAAGTCGAGGATCGATGAGCTTGCCGAGCAGCGACGTAAGCGACGCGCCGGTACTGGGCGCGCAGCGTCCGCGAATTGAGTGCTTGCCGGCCGGCGTTGTCTATTCGGCCGGCGCCGATGTGGTGGCGCTGTGCCAGGAGATGGATTTCGAGCTCGACCCGTGGCAGCAGTACGTCCTGGAGCACGCGCTCGGCGAGCGCGAGGACGGCCGATGGGCAGCGTTCGAGGTCGGGTTGCCGGTGCCTCGGCAGAATGGCAAGTCCGGGATCATCGAGGCTCGGATACTGGCGGGGTTATTCCTCTTCGAGGAAGAACTCATCGTCTACTCGGCGCACGAGTTCAAGACCGCCAAAGAGATCATGCGGCGCGTCGAGTACCACTTGCAGAAGTCGGGCAAGAAGTACAAGCCGAATCGTTCGCACGGTGAGGAAGGGTTCGAGCTTCCGGCCGACGATGATCACCCGCGGGCGCGGCGGGTCATGTTCCAGTCGCGCACCAAGGCTGGCGGTCGTGGCCTTTCGGGTGACTGCGTGATCCTCGATGAGGCGATGATCATCAAGCCCGAGGCCGTGGGCACGCTCATGCCGACGATGGCAGCGCGCCCAAATCCGCAGATCTGGTACGCGGGCTCGGCCGTGGATCAGGAGATCCACCCACACGGGTTCATCTTCTCGGCCATCCGGCACCGCGGCGTCGAGGGCGGCAAGACTCCCGGCGTCGAACCGCGGTTGTGCTTCATGGAATGGTCTGCAGAGAAGGGCGCCAAGCGCTCGGACCCCCGCGTGCAAGCACAGGCCAACCCGGCGGTCGGGTTCCGAATCACGTTGGAGTACATCGCCGACGAGCTGCGCGCTATGCAGCACACGCCGCACATTTTCGATGTTGAACGTCTCGGTATCGGGGACTGGCCGCAGATGACCGACGCGGCGTTGCGCCCGATCGCCACGCAGGTTTGGTCGGATCAGGCCGACCCGGCGCCGGCACTCCAGGGGCCGTGTCCGCTGGTGCTCGCGGTACATCGCGACGGCAATATGTGGTCGATCGGCGGTGCGCAGTGGACCACCAACGGCACCGCCCATATCGAGATCGGCTGGTCGGGTCACGGTGGGCCCACCGTGATCGCGGAGCGACTGGTGCGGATCGCGGCGGACGCCAATCCGGCTGCGCTGGTGCTCGACCCGCACGGTCCGGCGAACATACTGCTGCCTCACCTGGCGAATTTGGGTATCGAGGCCACGCAGGCGAATTCCGGTGAGGTGGCCATAGCGTGCGATGGGCTCCTGTCGGCGCTCAACGACGGCCGGACGACGCATTCGGGGCAGCCAATTCTGGACGGTTCGGCGCTTCCGGCGCTCAAAAAGGACTTACCGGGCAAGCGTTTCGTGTGGGAAGCGCCTCCCGGCGGCTCGGTTTTGCACGTCATGTCGGCGTCATTGGCGCACTGGGGACTTCTGATGTTCGGAAAACCCGCGAAAAAGTCGCCGCCACCGCTGGCTGACCGCCAAGAAACAGCCACCAACTCGGGGTTTGAACGCGAATTCGACCCAATGACAGCAGGATTCTAGGATTAGGAGGGGTAATGGCGCGACGTTCGTACGCCTCGGCCGCTCCGACCACTGAGCAGGGCTTCGTGAATGCCTTTCCGGGCATGTTGTCGGCCTATAGCCAGTGGGACCAGTTCGAGCAGGTGCCAGAACTACTGTGGCCCAACAGTATTCGCACATATACCCGGATGTCGCGCGAGGACAGCCGAATTGCTTCGGTGTTGGGTGCCATCAGCCTGCCGATTCGGCGTACGCAGTGGCGAATTGACCCGAACGGCGCCCGCGACGAGGTTGTCGAGTTCGTAGCATCCAACCTGGGGTTGCCCATCGTCGGCGCGGAGGACAACAAGCCCAAACCGCGCACCAAGGACCGGTTTTCGTGGGCGAAACACCTGCAGACGGCGCTGTTGTTCCTGCAGTACGGGCATGCCGTGTTCGAGCAGGTCTATCGGATCGGCGATGACGGCCGGGCGTACCTGCGCAAGTTGGCTCCGCGGCCATCGTCGACGATCGCCTACTGGGATGTGGCCCTCGACGGGGGTCTGGTCGGCATCACGCAGTGGCCACCGGGCACGTCGTTCGGTTCGCCGCTCGGCGTGACTTCTGGCGGAATGAAAACAGATCTCCAGATGGCCGTCGACCGGCTGGTTGTGTACGTGCGCGACCCAGATCCCGGTGTGTGGATCGGTAACTCGCTGCTGCGCCCGGCATACAAGCACTGGCTACTCAAGGATGAGTTGATCCGCATTGAGGCGACGGCGGCACGGCGCAACGGCGTCGGCGTGCCGGTAGTGACCGCGCCCGATTCGGTGTCCGAGGCGAGCATCGGAAGCAACGATCTCGCGCCCTATCTGGAGATCGCACAGAAGTACCGCGGCGGCAACACCGCAGGCGTGGCCCTGCCGAATGGCGCAACGCTCGAAATCATGGGCGTAAAAGGCACCCTGCCTTCCGGATTCATCCGTCAGGCGATCGAGTACCACGACAAGCAGATGGCGCTGGCGGCGCTCGCGCACTTCCTGAACTTGGATCGCGGCGGCTCGTATGCCCTTGCCTCCGTGCAGGAATCGACCTTCTCCGAGGGTGTGCAGCAGGTCGCAGACACCGTCCGGGACACCACGCAGGCGCACGTGGTTGAAGACCTGGTGGATGTCAACTGGGGTCCGGACGAGGGCGTACCGATGCTCGTCGTTGACGAGATCGGCTCGCGCCAGGACGCATCGGCCGCAGCTATTCAAATGCTCGTGTCCTCCGGTGTCCTGACCCCAGATCCGCGTTTGGAGGCATTCGAGCGCCAGACCCTCGGACTGCCATCGGTCGATCCCGATCTGCAGGAACAGAATCCGAATCAGTTCCCCAAGACTCCCGGCAGCGTAGTCGAGCCGGATGCGCCGGCCGAGACCGAACCATCTGAAACAGCGCTGCCCGCATTGCCGTACCGCGGCGCTGTCAACGCATCCGCGCGCGGACGGCACATAACCATTCATCGAGACGGGGAGTTGACATTGTGGTGAACCTGGTGACGGTCAAGGACCGTGAGCTGATCAAGGTCGGCAAGTACGGTATCTCGACAGGCGAATTCGAGGCCACTCCCGAACTTATCGCCGCGACGATCAAGGCGCATGAGGCCGGTGTCCTGCGCAAGCCGACGGTACGCCTGGGGCACAACGATCCCCGTTTCTCCGGTGACCCTGCGGTGGGGTGGGTCGACAACCTGCGCGCCGCGGATGACGGGCAGAAGCTCATCGGCGATCTGGTGGGCGTGCCTGAATGGCTGTCGGACATCATGCCGTCGGCCTACCCGTCGCTGTCCATCGAGGGCATGTACGACTACACCGCGCCCGACGGTTCGCAGCACGATTTCATCCTGACCGGCCTCGCGCTCCTCGGCGCGACCCCGCCCGGAATCGGCAGTCTCAAGTCGGTACAGGAGTTGTACGAGGTCGCCGCCGCTCGCGAAATTGGCGGCACAGCAATCACATTCACCGTCGAAGCCTCGGCGGCACCGCAGAAAGAAACGGCCTCGGCCGTCGAAACAGGAAAGGACGCCGTTATGGCATCACTAAAGGATGAGCTGGTCAAGCGGCTCGGCCTTGACGATTCGGCCGACGAGGACGCGATCGTCAAGGCATTCGCAGAGAAGTACCCCGAAGCCCCCGCAGTCGGCGCCACGGCGCCCGCCGCGCCGCCGACCCCTGAGTCCCCGGCGCCCGCTGTCGTCGGCGGTGGGGGTGTTGCGGCAGCCGCACCTACGCCGGGCATCGTGCAGCTGTCCGCCGGTCAGTACGACGAGCTGATGGCCAAGGCCGAGGCTGGCGTCCGCGCCGAACAGCACCAGATCGCCGCTCAGCGCGAGGCTGTCGTCATGGCTGCGATCAAGGACGGCCGAATCACCCCGGCGAGCAAGGCCGACTGGATTAAGGCACTGGAGGTCGATCCGGGTGGCCACAACGACAAGGCGCTCGCCTCGCTCAAGCCCGGCCTTATCCCGGTCACCGAGCACGGCCACGGGGTTTCCGACGAGAGCGACCCCGTGAACGTCGAAATGGAAAACACATTCAACCGAGTGATGGCCGCGGCCGGTTACTCGGTCAAGAAGGGAGCCAACTGACATGGCCGGTTCTGACTACGTTCCGAATTTCCTGCCCGCATTCCAGGTCACGTGCACCGCAGCAGCGGCGATCACCGCGGGGCAGCTGGTCTATGTGTCGGGCCCCTACGCCGTGACCCCGACCTCGGCTGCCACTGCAGCGCGTTGTGGCGTTGCCGCGCAGACTGTCCCGTCCGGCGCTCCCGTGGATGTCTATTTCGCGGGTATCCACACCCTGACCGCCTCCGGTGCGATCACCGCGGGCGATCCGGTGGTGGCCGCTGCCTCTGGTGCCGTGGCGGACCTCGGCGCGGGTACCACGTACTCGCAGGTGATCGGCAATGCCCTGACCACGGCCGCAAACGGCCAGGTTCAGGTGTTCCTCAACTCGTAACGCGCGCAGCCCAATAGCCCCGAGCCAGGTGGTTCGGGGCTTTTTTGTACCCACATCCGCTGCGCAGCAGCAACTTACAGAAAGGTGAGGGCATATGCCCATTCTCGAACCGCCTCCGTTTCCCACCGGGAACCTGGCGACCAGTGACATCATCTCGATCTCCCGGTTCCTCAACGATCCGACCATGGTGTTGCGCGCGCTGCGCACCATCGCTGACCAGATCTTCGTCGGCAACAAGGTTCTGACCGGCCAGTACTACACCGATTCGGGTGCTGTGATCTATGAGCAGATCGAATCGATTTTCGCCGACCGTGCCCCGCAGGCCGTGGCGCCGGGCGCCGAATACCCGCTGTCTCCGGTCGGAACCGGCCCGGCGCAGCTGGCCAACGTCGTCAAGTGGGGCTTAGACACGCCCATTACGGACGAGTCGATCGCACGCCAGAACTTCGACATCGTGTCCAAGGCATTCATCAAGATCGTGAATTCGATGGTGCAACAGATCGATTCGGTCATCATGTCGGCCGTCGTGGCGGCGGTCACCCAGTCGGTTACCGCATCGGCGGCATGGAACGGCGGCGGTGCAACCAAGCCGAACATTCTGCGTGACGTGCTGATGACCATCGCCCAGATTCGCGGCCTGAAGCAGGGATATGAGCCCGACACGGTGCTCTGTGACCTGCAGACCTACGCCACCGCGATCTCCGACCCCACGATGTCCCTGCTGATCCCGCGTGAGGACATTGGTGGTTCCGGTGTGCGTTCACAACCCATCTTCTCGGGTGAGATGAGCCAGATTGCCAGGCTCAAGTGGCTGCCCACGCCCAATCTGCCCACCACACCATATGTCGCGGTACTCGATTCCACGATGCTCGGCGCGATGGTCGATGAGCGCCTGGCCGCGCCGGGCTACGTCGGCTCGCAGACTCAGGGCGATGGCGACGACGCCGGCCGTTCCATGATTCAGGTCAAGACAATGCGCGAGGACAAGCGCGACGGGTGGCGCATCCGGGCTCGGCGCACCACTACGCCGATCATCATCGAGCCGTTGGCCGCAGCGAAGATCACGGGGTTCTGATCATGGGATATCTAGTAACCGCACCGTTGGTAATCGTCAAGGATCAGGTCGGAAAGCTGCACCACACGTACCACGGTGCAACCATTCCCTGGCTGTCCGACGAGCAGCGTGACCATCTGCTCGGACTGGGCATGATCCAAGAGGACGGCACCGCGCCCGTCGCCGCGGTCGCCGACCAGGGCGCCGTCGAGACCGTCGCCAAGCCCCTGAGCCTCGCTCCCACCGAGGACTGGATCAAGTACGGCGTGAGCCAGGGCCACAATGAGGCCGAACTCAAGGGACTCGAGAAGCCCGAGCTGATCGAACTACTGGGCTGAGGTGACACAACCAACTGGGACGCCGTTCCTGGATCTCACTGGATTTCAGGGGCTTTGGGACGGTGCACCACTCACTGCGCAGCAGCAGGCCATTGTGAGCCTCGGCCTGCAGATGGCGTCGAAATGGATCTATGACCGCCGTGACGGAATTGCATCCAACGACCCCACCGCGCAGTGGGTGGTATTCCAGGTGGTCTCAAACTGGTTGCGGTACGGCAAGTACGGCCCGCTTTCTGAGTTCTCGAAGACCACGGGGCACCGCATCGATTCGGGGAAGCTCGCCGTCGATGACGTTGCGCGGTTCTTCACCGACGAGTACAAAATGATGCTCGGCATACCGCTGCGCGCGCTACCGATGACGAGTTGCACCCCAGGAGATTTCGAGGCAGATGACGCCAACGCGGGTTGGCCGACAAGCTGGTCGACTCAATCCGGCGGCATGGGTCTGGGCTTCTGGGGCGTAACCAATGACTGAGCTTCCGGGCGGCGACACGCTGCAGGTGATCAGTTACGGTCCAGCGCTCGATGGCCACGGCAACCCGGTGATGGACGAGCAGAATCAGCCCATCAAGGCGCGGACCGTCGTCGCCACGATCTACGGGTGCGTGTTTGAAGCCGAGCACATCTCCGAGCACCAGACCGACGCGATCACCAGTACTGAACGGGCGTGGGCATTTCTACCGGTGACCCCGGATAGTCGTGCCATCCGCAACGAGCACTACCTATGCCCGATGCGACCCGCTGGCGACCAGTCTGGCCGCGACTACAAGGTGCACGGGCTACCTGCGCTGCAGTACGACATTGAGGGGCAGCCAGATCACGTGTGGATCTTCTGTGAATGGCAGCCGGGTAAGCCATGAAGAATCCGTTGCGGGACTTGGGGGTATCCGACAAAGCGCTACTGGCGGCTATCGCGGGTGATGCCAAGGCGCACCAGGAACTCAAGCGCGTGGGTGCCGAGGTGGCCGAGGATTGGAAGGGCCGCGCGCCAGTGTTCGGCGATAAGGACCCGCGTCGCGCTGATCCGCCGTACGGCGGTGAGCCGGGGGAGTATCGCGACAGCATTGAGCCGGGTAAGCCTCACGTGAACAAAGAGGGCGAACTCGAATTGCTTGTTGAGTCAGATGATTACAAGGCGATCGAGATCGAACTCGGCTCCAAGCACATGCCGGTGTATGCGCCGGCAACCGCGACGATGCGCCAGTTCGGTGCCGAGGACGGACCGATCATCACGAACAGTACCAACCGGCCCGAAGTCGAGCAGCTGTTCCGCAAGAACCGGCGCGACAAGGCGGGCGGCAAATATGGCGCCAGGAAGCGCAAGAATCGATGACTCTGGAATGGGGACAACCGAAGTCGCCATCGGGGTATGTGATGGCGGTGCTCAAGCCGTTGGGATTTCTGGTGACGCCCGAGTATGCCGACGGTGACGCGCCGTGCTTCAAGATTACCGATATTCCGGGCGGTAAATCGGACCGAATTTCGTTGAACGCGTTGGTGCAAGTCGAATCGCTGGCCACTGACAGCGCTACAGCCAACGGCCGGGCGACAGCCTTTCGCATGGCCTGGGATGCCGATCACGCGCTCATGTCGATGAACGATTGGGATGAAGTCACGCTTCCGGATGGTTCGGTGGCCTCGGCGACCCTCCCTGATGAGGGGCACATGCCCCCGGCATGGCATGAATTCCGAGATCCGCTCATCAAGGCGTACGTGGCGCGCTACGCGCTCGACATCCGTTTCACCTACCCGTAATTCGCTCACCCACCTCACCCCGTGACCGGCCTGGTCGCGGGGTTTTTTTACTGCCCGCGCACACGGTGCGGCGGTTACATCAAGGAAGGAAATCCGCTATGGCACTGCCTGCCACTGGCGCTTCGTACGCGAGCACCATTCAGCCGACCTTGCAGCCGCTCGCTGCGATCAAGGCGCGTGTCACCAACATTCTGGTGCGCGACTACCACAACCTCGACGGCAGCGTGTTCAACCTCGCTGCACCCTCTGCCGGCCTCAACCCAAACGGCGTGTTCACCCCGTTCGCCGCCGACGGCGCGCTGCGCCCGGATCTGCTCATCACGTCGCCCGGCCCGAACCTCGGTTTCTACTCCGTGGGTCACATCAAGGGCGATGGCGTCAAGGGCACGACCATGTACGCCGTCGATGAAACCGATTCGGCGCAAACGCTGTTCCCGATTCGGTTGGACAGCAACAAGGACGGCATCAGCCTGACGTTCACCCCGCGTGAGGTGAACCCGGTCAGCCTGTACCTGACCATGGACATGGCGCTGAATTCCAACCCGAACGGCGTCGTGCCGATGGGTCAGGCCCAGCTGTCCATCGCCGCACCCTCGGACGCGCCGATCGTCGAGCGCATCGTCATCGCGATCTGCCTTGACGGCAACGGCAAGCGGTTCGCCGTCACGCTCACTCGTTGCGCGGTCAAGAAGAAGGGCGGCTTCCAGCTCAACCGCAAGGACACCGTACTTGGTGAGCTGGAGTACGAAAGCCTGCTCGACCCGAACACTGGGACCACCTACATCTGGTCCGAGGACGGCGCGGACTGGCGCGGATTCGGCGGCGTGCCGGCGTTCTCCGGTGCCCTGTCGGCCACCGCGCAGGCGGGCAAGCTGGCGCAACTGCTGTTCACCACCCCGGTTGCGACCGATCTGCCGCTGACCTACACCGTCAACCAGATCACCCCGGCCGCGCTCCCGGCACAGGTGAACACCGCCACCATCCCCGCACCGTCGGCACCGACCGTCACCACGTCGGGGACCGCGGGCACGACGAACTACTTCTACAAGGCCGTCGTGCACACCGCCAACGGCACGGTGGCATCCGCCGAGGGCACGATTGCCACCGGTAACGCCACGCTGTCGAGCTCGAACTACAACGTGGTCGCGTTCACCCTGCCCGCTGGCGCCGTGTCGTGGGATCTGTACCGGGGCAGCACCGCCGGTGCTGAGAACACGCTGATCGCGTCCGCGCTCACCACCGGTACCTTCAACGACCAGGGCGCCGCCGGCACCGCGGGTACACCCCCGGTCGCCAACACGGCCACCCTGCCGGCGCCTACCGGTGTCTCGGCCACCCCGTCGACCACCGGGGGTACGTTCCCGGCTGGGCAGACCGCGTACTACGTGGTGTCGGCGATCACGGCCACTGGCGAGACCGTGCCGTCTGCCGAGTTCTCGGCGGTGGCGATCGGTACGACCGGCTCGATCACCGTCGCCTGGGGTCAGGTGCCCGGTGCCACCGGTTACCGCATCTACCGCGGCACCGCATCCGGTCTGGAAATCGCGCTCGTGCAGGCGGTGCCCTCCGGCTCGACCGTCAGCTACGTGGACACGGGCGCCATCCAGGCGACACCGGCCACCGTCACCGCCGGGCCCACCGTGGCTGGCGCCAACACGCAGGTAACCGCCGGCTCGCTGGTCGCCGGATCGAACTACGCATTCCAGGTGGCAGCGACGGGCTCAAACAACCGCGCCAGCACTTCGGCGTGGTCGAACGTGATCACCGCTGTGAGTTAGACGCGCTACTCCCGTCCGGGTGGCTGGCATGTGGCTGCCCGGTCATCCGGACGGGGCATAGCAGCCACCGCAGCCACAGAAAACGGAAGTAGCCCAGCATGTCTCAAGAATTACGCAACGCCCAAGCCATCGAGGATGCGCGCGAGCAAGCCGCCCAGTACCTCGGATTCATCCAGTCGCGGACGGTGACCATCGAGGGCCGTACGTTCGTCATCCCCAATCCGTCATTGCTCTCCTATGAACAGCAGGAGCGGTACGACGAGCTGCAGATGGAGCTGGAAAGCTTAGACCGATACCCCGATGTCGTAGACGACGAAGGAAATGTGTTGCGCAGGGGCGCAATCAAGGAACCTCACCGCAAAGACGGAGTTCGTCTGGAGAACTACGACGCCAGGCTTGCCCGCGCAATCCTCGGTGATGAGTTCGATGAGTTTGTTGCGGGTGATGGTCGGCCGTCCGACGTATCGCTGTTCTGGGCCGAAATGCAAAAGCGACTCACCGACAAGAGGGCAGAAGACTCCAAAAGTCTATGACGCCATAGCGATTTGGCGCCGGTTCCCGACTCAGATCGAGTCCGATTTCCGCGTGTACTGCCATGGCGTGACGATCGCTGACTGGCACCAGGGGCGCATGTCGTCTCGTGAGTTCCTGGTGCTGATCGGCGGCCTACCTGACGAGTCCGAGTACAAGCGCTACCGGGCCGGGGCGAAATACGGTGTGCGGGAATGGACGCCGAGTGAGCATCGGCAAGCACGCCTGGTGCGGGAAGCGGTCCTCCAGCGCTACCAGATGTTCCCAACGGAGGAACTTCCGGACATGAACCGGCTGTACTCGCCGTTTGATCTCGCGGCGCAGAGCGAGATCGCTGACGCCACAGCGGCGGTCACGGACGACGCGTACGACCAAAACGAAGCCGAGCTGCACGCAACACATTCGAGCGGAAGGGGATAGCAGTATGGGTGTCGCGATTCCCCTTGGGTTCGACTGGGACAAGGCCGCATACGCCGCGTCGGCTGAGATCAAGACGCTGTTCATGCGGACCGGTCGTGAGATCAGCGACGAGTACTCCAAGCTCGGTAGCAAGATGCTCTCGGCATTCGACGGGTCCGGGTTCGCCCAGCAGCAAGCCGCCATGCGCGCCGAGATGGCCAGAACCGCTGCGGCCGAGCTGGAGTCGGCCCGTCAAGTCCAGCGCGCCTACGACGACGTGTATGCCGCCCGTCTGCGGGCTAACGAGATGGTCACCAAGTACGGGGTCGGCTCGTCGCAGGCGGCGGCATCCGTCGGTCGCCTGGCCGATGCCGAGGCGGTTGCCACCCGTGAGGCCAAGTCGCACGCCGAGGCAGTCGCAGCATCTTCGGCGGCGCACGACAAACTGGACAGCTCACTGGCCACCACGGCCGGGTCCGCGGCGGTGCTGTCCAAGTCGTTCAACACTCTCGGACTGGCGGCGACCGCCGGTCTAGGCATCGTCGGGGCGACGAGCGTCAAGGCCGCTGGCGATTTCGAGGCTTCGGGTCAAAAGCTGGTCTCGGCTGCCGACATGTCGGCCGACCAGGTGAAGATCTTGCAGGACGGCATTCTCAAGCTGGCAGGAACCAACACCTACAGCGCGAATGAAATGTCCAATGCCAGTTTCGAACTGGTGAAGATGGGGGAGAAGTACCGCGACGGCGCGGGTGCGCTGAATGTGATGAAGGTGGCCACGCAGCTGGCCGCGATCGAAGGTGCAGACCTGGGTGAAGTCATCAAGGGTCTGACGATCTCGATGAACGACTACAACACTCCCGTCGAACGAGCCGCTGACGTTGCCACCAAACTCAAAGTTGCGGTTGGTGATTCGGGTGTAACGCTTCAGGCATTCTCCGGTTCGCTGCACTCGGTAGAGCCGATCGCCTCCGGGTTCCATATCCAGCTCGAGGATGTGTACGCCGCTCTCGCGCGGTACACCCGCACGGGTACCAGTGCTGACCAGGCGACCGAGAACCTGCGCAACTCGATGAACTCGCTGAAAGATGTGCAGTCCCCGGCCGCGCAGGAGATGCGCAAGTTCGGGATCGACGCCGACGATGTTGCGTTGAAGCTCAAGAGTGTTCAAGAGGGTGGCCGAGGCTACATCGGCACCATCCAGTATCTTTCTGACGCCGTTCTTGAGAAGTTCCATGGACAGTCTCAGATCGCCACAGATGACATTGTCCACAACGCAACGGCTTTGGAGAATGCCAAGCGCGCGGTTGGCGAACTTGACGGCCCGCTTCAAGCGATGGCGCAGCGGGTGCTGGACGGATCATTGACCCTCGGCGAGTTCCGCAAGGAAGCCAAGGCGCTAAATCCTGAGCAGTACAAGCTGATTCAGGGATTCATCTCCAATGCGCAACACATCGATGAGTTCTCTAAGCAGTTCAAGAATGGCCGCTCGACCATCGAAGATTTCTCGGAGGCGATGAAGCGCATTACGGGAACTGTTGCGGGGCAGTCGGTTGCGGAGGCGCTATTTGGTGACCCCGAGCGCGCGGCTGGCACGATGGCAGAGCTGGACAAGCTCATGAAGGAAGCCGCGGACCCGGACGGCAATATCCCCGGCGCCAGAGAGGCAATGGAGACCTTCAACGCGAACGTCAAGAACACCAAGGAATCCCTTGGCGCCCTTGGTATTGAGATGGGTAACCAGCTGCTCCCGGATCTCAAGACGTTGGCAGATGGGCTACGCACCGCGGCGCATTTCATGTCCGAGCACCAGGGACTCGCGCACACGCTCATTGACGTGATGGAGCAGTTGTCGCTGGCGTGGGTGGGCTGGAAGCTGTACAGCTCCGATGCCGCCCAGGCGATCAAGAAGCACTTTTTCGACGTCGGCGTATCGGCCACGGAGACTGCGGCGACCGAGAAGGTCGAATCGATGGCCGCGGCCAATGCGCAAGTGGCCGACCAGCAGCGCGTCGTTACCTCGGCGCAGGAAGCCAACGCCGCATTGGGCGCTGGTCGAGCAGGGGCGGCAAGAGCTGGCGCGCTGGCGGTCGAAGAGGCGTCGGTGGCCGAGGCTGCAGCGCAGGACAAGGTGATCGCCGCTGCTGAGCGCGCGGACGGAAAGCTCAGCGACATACTCGGGAAGCTCAAGGGGATTGGCTCGCTGGCGGGCATGGTGCTGACTCCGGCCCTGCTCGATAAGGTCGGCGACGATCCGACCGGGGGAGTCCTCGACACCGCGGCCGGCGCATCGTGGCTGGCCGGTCCCGAGGTCGGCATTCCCGTGACTGCCGCTGTTGGCGGGGTGGATTGGGCCAACAAAAAGATTCAGGGCGACGACGCGAAGAACGCCCAATACCGCGACGAGCTTGCGCAGCACCCCGACCAGAAAGCCGAACTCGATAAGAAGTACTTCGGCGATAGCGCCAGCGCCACGCAGGCCAGACGCCAGAACACGCAGCAGTTCAACCAGAATGCCGGCGACAGCAACAGCGTGGTCAATGAGCAGGTGTTGGCCATGCTGGCGCAGTCGGGCAATCAGGACGCCATCGCCGAACTGCAGCGGCGTGCCGATTCCGGCGACCAGGCTGCGCGCAACTCGCTGAACACCATTCCGGGACACGTCGACGGTGGCCCAATTCACGGCCCCGGCCCCAAGGGCAAGGACTCGGTGCTGATGTGGGGCGCCCCCGGTGAGCATGTGCTCACCGCGCCGGAAGTCGACAAGCTCGGCGGTCATGGCGCGGTGCATGCCTTGCGCAGCGCGATCCGCGGCTATGAGGGCGGTGGCGCTGTCGGCGTCGATGATGTCAAGGCATTCGCGCAGGGCGTCGGCGGTCACGGCTATACGTGGGGCGGCGGCAACGGCGACACGTTCGACACCGATTGCAGCGGTGCACAATCCACGGTCGCGAATTTCATCAGTGGCGCCAAGGGGCGGTTCGCCACGCTCTCAGAGGAATCGGCGCTGATGTCCCGCGGGTTCCACATGGGCGATCCGCCACCGGGAGTTGCTGCGTATTGGGTCGGTTGGCGCAACGGCGGTCCCGGTGGCGGTCACACGGCCGGCACGATCGTGGATCCCAACGGCGGCAACGTCAATGTCGAGATGGGCGGCAAGGCCGGCAACGGACAGTACGGCGGCAACGCCGCGGGCGCGTCCGGGTTCCCCAACCGGGCGTGGATCGCTCTTGGCGGCGGCGACGATCCGTCCAAGGGCAACTCGAGCAATGTGCTTGGCGGTGGCGGTGGCGGATCGCTGGGCATGGGGGGTGCCGGGCTCGGCAGCGCGGGTGGCGGCGGCATCGGTAGCGGCGGTGGAGGCGGCGGGGGCATGTGGTCCTCATTGGCCTCCACGCTGACCGAATTCCTACTGCAGCTGGCCATGGGTAACCCAATGGGTCAGATGGCCGCTCTCGGCATTGGTGGTCCCGGTGGCGCCCGCAACGGCAACCACATGACTCGGTACCAGAACTCCCTGCTGCGCGCCGCAGAGCGCCAGGAGAAGGCCAACGAGTCAATCGAGAAACTGCAGCAGCGCCAAGACGACGTTGCCAAGGAACTCAAGATCGCCGAGGAACACCTCGCCGAGGTCAAGGCCAACCCCAAGTCCAAGGAATCGACCCGCGACGGCGCACAGCTGCGCGTCGACAAGCTCAAGCACGAACAGTCCAGCATTGCCGGAAAGCTCGCGGCCGGTCCGATCTCTGGGCCCGGTCCGCTGGGCAAGGATTCACAGCTGGCGCCGGTTGCTCCCGGTGAGTTCGTGCTCACCGCCGATCAGGTCGGCGCCATGGGTGGCCCGCAGGGCGTGCAGAACTGGCTGAGCGGGTCCATGAAGGGCTACGAGGATGGCGGCGCGGTAGGCGACGGGTATCAGTCGCGCCAGGCGTCCAGCGGGCAGGGCGGTAGCGGCGGCGTCGATGTGGGCGGCGGCTCATTGGGCATGGCTGAGAGCGCCGGGGCGATGGCTATCAACGCGCTGGCGCCCGGTGCCGGCGAGGGTGCGCAGATCGGCATGCAGGAAGCCAACCGCGCTGCCAAATATGGCGCGTCCCTGGCCGGTATCGGCATACAAGGGCTCTTCGAGACGTTCGCGCTCAACGACTCGGTGATTGGCGACCCGTCGAAGTCGTGGATCGGACGACTTGCTGGCGGCTTGGCCGGCACGCACCCGACATCGCAGAACAGCGCGGGAATGACTCAGCAGCCGCAGCAGCCCAAGGACAAACAGCCCGACAAGAGCGACCAGGGCAGCCTTGACCGCGGCCCCAGCATCGGCGTCAATATCGAACAGCTGCACGCTCCCAACGGCGACGGAGAGGCCATCGCGCGTGAGATCAACCGCCAGACCCAGCAGTATGCGATGAACACGCGATGACCACGTTTCCGAAGGGGCAGATATTCCCTTATGGGGCAAAGCAAATGCTGGCCTCGACGCTGCCGAACATCTGGTACACCAGCCCCGGTGGCGCACCGACGGCCACCGGGCTAGGCCCCGGTCAGTCGCAGTTCTATCTGCATGGCGGCGCTGTCGCATGGCCCGGTATCACCGATGGCCTGATCTGCAAGGAATGGCCAGATGGACTGTCGCCGTCGTTCAAGCACCTGGACCTGTCCAGTGCTCATCAGGACGGAACAACCTGGCAGGACACGGTTTACGATCCGATGGAGATCGATTTCAGCCTGGAGGCGCACGCCAGGACGCCGCAAGGTCTGTCGGCATGCGTGGCGGAATGGGTCGGGGCTTGGGACCCGAAAAAGCAAGGGACGCTGGAGTATTTCACCCTCGATACCGGGTATTGGTTCTGCAATCCTCGGCTGTTCAAGGTGTGGAAAGGCAAGGTCAAGAAGACCCCGCGGCTGACGCTCAAGCAGCCCATGCAGCACGCCATGCGGGTCGATGACGCGTTCTGGAAATCGATCGATTCCACCTCGGTATTCCAGCCTGGCGGCACCGGGGGCAACGGGTTTCTGCCCATCTCGAATATTGGTGATCAGGATGGTTGGCCGCGCTACTTGTGCTATGGCCCAGGTACTTTCAGTTTCGCCAATGGGCCTGGATCGTCGACGATGATCACGTTCGGGCCGCTATTGCCCGGACAAATCGCGCTCGTCACCACCGAGGAACGGTTGCGTGGTGTCGTTGACCTGTCGCCGAATCAGCCAACCACCGGGCAGACGACGCTGATGCAAAACCTTATGACGCAGCTATTTTCGCTGGCGTTCAACTCGAACACGCCACCCCTGCTGTCGTGGTTCGAGTCGCTGTTCGGCATCCTGCCACCGCAGGGTCCGATGTACTCTCTACTCAAGGGGCGGTTCGATAGGCCGGTGCCTGGGGTCGCACTGCCGTCGTGGGCCAAGACGCAATACATCGCGTGCTCAATCACTGGCGGCACGAGCGCGTCAAAGATCATCTGCGCATTGACGCCTCGGCGCCGTTGGTCCGAGGGCGACTAGATGCCACGCGTACCGCTGCCGACCGAAACGCAGCAGTGGCTACAGGCGGCGATTAACAGCCCCGATCCGGTGGTTGCGGTCACGGCTGCCACGGCTGCCGCTGCGATAGAACAGAATCCGCCGTCGCGATCGTTGACGCGCATGTTTGACCAGTACTACAACGAAGCCGGCGAAGTCAACGATTACGTCGAGGTCAAACTCGGCTTCCCCCGAGAATCTCTACCCACCGGCTCCCTGCTACTCAAGGGCTCTGATCCGCTGGCCGATCTCGCGCTCACCTGCGATACGACGACGGTCCCTATCGTCTACGACAAGGGTGCATTGCGTTGGTCGGGGCGCATCGATGTTGCGCACGACAAGCTCAAAGATGGTGTGTACCAAGTCGAATGCGAGCTGATCCACGATCGCGTCTGGCTTGACCGAATCCTCGCATGGCCTGACCCGTGGGCCCCCATCATCGCGCAGGTGCCATTCCGTGAATGGTGGGGAATCGGCCCGGCGATCACCGTCATGTCGACCCTTGTCGCCGAGCAGGCATTGCGAATCCAGACCGGCCTGTGGGAACTGGTCAACAACCTCGGCTCACTCAACCCCGACATGCGCGCATGGCTCGGAACACTGCTCATGCAGCACGAGCTGTCCCTCAACGACCTCATGCAGGCGGTCACCACGCCGATATGCGTGATCATGCCTGACCCGCTTCTTGACACCTCGCCATGGATCGAGATCGACGGCCGGATGGACACGGTCTGGAAGCTGATTCAACAGCAGCTCAAGGACAATGGCCTGGATCTGCAGGTGAATGTGTGGTTGCCGGGGGAGCCGCAACCCGAGGGCATCCTCATACCGCTGCAGGTGGCGACCATCGTCGTCAAGATCATGGACCGCTCGAATGTCACCGGGTTCTCCGGCACATTCCTGGACGGCTTGGAGATAGACGCCGTGCAGTTGGAGGGCTCGCTACTGGGCGGCGTGACGGCCCCGTTCATCAATCCGCAAGGCGCCTGGGCGCCTCCGGGGGTGGAGATAGCCCCGGTTCTGGGAGTTAACTACGTCATCCCATGGGTTCTATTCAATGCCGACAACCCCAAGGGCGGCATCATAGAACACGATATCGCCCACCATCACCCGCTTTGCTGGCAGGTAGTGACGGGCGGCAAGAGCCCGAAATGGCTCGATGATCTTTTCAATACGACGTTCGAGTATCTGATCGACGCTATCGGAATCGTTGCGGGCGTGACCATTCCGAACGGCGTGCTCGACGGCGCCCTGGATGACCTGTTCCTCGCATTCAGTCTCGTGGAGTACTTCGACCGCCGCGTAGCGCTCGGTCCCTACGGTTTCCCCGAGAAGTTCTTCCCCTCTGGCGCAAGCGCATTCACCTTGGATGCATTTTTCGCTGAGATTGCGGGCGGTTGGGATAGTAGGGGTTACCCGACGGCCATCGTGTCATTCCTAGATGGCTACCCATACGAGTTGGGGCGTGACCTGTTTCCCAATGCGCAAGCACTTACGGTGCGGCGCAACAAGATGTACGCCGACTATGTCTCGAACGTCACCATCACCGACACACGAACCGACCGCAACAAGATCGAAGTGGTTGTGGGAGACGGCAAGCACGAGGAAGCGTCGATCACGAAGATCGCGCGCAAGATGTCCGGTTTCGAGAACGCATTGAACATCGCCACGATGGCCAACTGATAGGAAGCACATGACCACATCCGTCACCGTCGGCGCGGGCGCCGGTACCGGGGCCACGGCCACGATATCGGGCAACGATTTCTCCGGAACCATGACGATTGCCTCTGGAACCTCGCCCGCCGCAGGCATTCTCGCTACCGTCACGTTCGCCAACGCGTACGGTGCCGCACCGCAGGTTTTCATTCAGGCCATGAGCGCAGCAGGGGCGACGCTGGCCACGTACATATCGGCAGCCAGTACCACAGGGTTCGTGCTGTCGACGGGCGCCGCGCCGGCTGCGTCGACCGGGTACACCCTGCAGTACTACGTGATGGGCCAGTACGCGAGTTCGGGGCTAAACACGTGGACGTGGAATAGCGATGGGTCGGCAACATTCAACGGCACAACGCAATTCACCAAGGGGACCAATCTTGCCTCGGGTATGGGTGTCGTCATCATGGGCCCGACCGGCGGTCAGGCGAATTTCCCCGGTGTGCAAGCGGGGCCTCCCGGTCCGTCGCCGACGCTGAACTTCACCACCACCATCGTTCCGTACGGGACCACACTGCAATCGCCCAATCCGGCCGTCACCAATCCCGCGCCTGGCGTTTACAACGTCAATACTCAGGTTCCGGCCGGGCCGCAGGGAGTGCCGGGAACCATGTCCATTCTCTCGGCGACGGACCTCGAAGGCGTCACGATGCCGGGTACGCCACCGGCCAACAAATCGATCATCGCGTTCGATGCGCCCAACTCCAAGGTGCAGTTCGTGGACCCGCGCGTGGGCGGCATATTCGGGACACCCGTTGCGGCGACTACAGCGACCGCGGGTCAGGGGCGCCAGCTGTCGGTGATCTCGGTTCCAGCCCTGCCGTATGCGTGGTGGCCGGAAGTATGGGGACCGATCCCGATCACGGCTGCCGACAACACGTCTCAGATCAACCTCATAGCGCGTGTGGGTAACGCAACGTCGGGCGATCAGTGCGGCATCAGCCTGGGCACACTTGGTGCACTCGCCTACACGGCATCGCTCAAGCCAGCGTTCGGCGCAGTTCTACCGGGCAGTTCGACGGCAGGCGCGCTGGGCTCGTATTACGGCGCCGTCCCCGCCGGCACCCCCGCGAACGTCTACCTGCGCGCTGAGCAGCAAGCCGCGACCACCAGCGGCTATGCGACCGGCGCTGGATACTTCACGCTCAAGGTGAGTCCGGTTCCGTGACCGATCCGAATCAGGCGCCGTACTGGCCAGATTTCACCACTCCGGCCCCGGCGATCCACTCCGGCAACCCGAACAACAGCCCGTCAGGACTCAGCCCGGCGCAGATCCAAGCGTTGCGCCAAGAGCTGATTCAGATGGTGCTACAGGTGGTGTACCAGGCCGTCGCGGGGTTCTTCCCGGCTGGCGCCAACGCGTTCAAGCTGCTTAGTTCGTGGGCCACCTCGACCGGCACCAACATCACCGCTGCGCTCAATCAGCTCAACGCCCTCATCAGCGGAATTGGCGGCACCGCGATCGGCGATGTCGTGACGGCGATCGAGAACGCAGCAGAGAGCGCATTCAAGGGCATCACGTCGGTGTCGATGATCGGCAACGTCACCCAAGAGCTGGTACCGGCGGGAAACTTCCCGAACGCGAACAGCGTTGGCAGCGGCCCGTTCACGTGGGACGGAACGCAGGCCGGGGCAAAGTCCGGGTTCAGTGTGATGTCGACGGCCAACGGCACGTTGCAAGTCGAGTTGTCGGATCTGTTTCAGGTAGCTCCCAATCAGACGATCGCGATGAGTATGTACCCGGCATGGGCCGGGCTCGTGTTCGCCGCTGGCACAACACCGATCCGGCTGGCCGTCACACCCTATGCCGACAAGACGACACCGCTCTCGCGGGTCGACATCGCCTCTCTGACGCCAGCGGGCGCTAACCAGGCGCCGTGGCCAGCGACCCCGCTCTCGGGCACCTGGAGCGTTCCCTCGTCAGGAGTCGGATACGCCGCGGTGACAATGGTGCTCACCCAGGACGCAACGGCCGGCACGGCGCACTTCTCGAACGTCTCGGCACACGCCACCAACTTGCTGCCGTTGAGCCTGGCGCAGGGCTTGTCCGCCGGCAATACGCTGGCGCAAGACTTTCAATCCACGGTGGATCAGATCATCAACGGATTCACATCCGGATCGACCTCCGGTAACCCGGTGTCGGCCATCGCTTCAGGGTTCGCGAACTTCTTTGGCAACGCGGGCAAATGGGGCACCCTGCTTACGAACCTGTTCGGTTCCAACGCCATTGGTTCCAAGGTTCAGGCCGCCGCAATCCCGAACATCACCGCGGGTATGTCCACCGACCTGACGGCAGCTGTCAACAACCTCACCTCCGGGTTCCAGAACATCTACAACACATGGTTTGGCGGAACGTCAGCCGCGGGCACACCCGCCGAGGTCCAGGCCACCGTCGCGGCGATCAAGACTGCAGTGCAAAACGGCTACACCGTGGACACGATCACCTCAAGTACGACATGGAATAAGCCCCCGAATATCTCTGAGCTGGTGGTTATTTGCGTTGCGGCCGGGAAGAACGGCTCAGATGGTACCCAGGGCAATAGCGGGGCCGAGCAGTCAGGCGGACTCGGGGGAGTTGGCGGTGGATACGTCGCGCAGGCGCTCGACCCGAGTTCGGTGTCATCAACGGTTTCGGTGACGATCGGATCGCCCGCGTCACCCACCACGTCGTTTGGGTCCTACGCCTCGGCCACATCGGGAACCGCGGGCGGTATCGCGTCGCAGTTCGGATACACCGCAACATCCTCCACTCCCGGCAGCGGGGGCAATGGCGGTGCGGCTGCGAACGTGAACGCCACCAAGCACCAAGACGCGGGCACCACGGGTACCGGGTCAGCCATCGCGGCCGGTGGCCCCGGTGGCAGTCCTGGAAACGCTGGCACCGCGGGCGGCAACGTATCGACGGGCGCATTGACCAAGTGCGGCGGTGGTGGCGGCGGCGGTGGTGGTGGCAAGTACGGCGACGTGGGGGCCGTGGCAGGAAACGGAGGCGCTGGCGGATTCCCAGGTGGTGGCGGCGGCGGTGGTGGTGGCGCATCGGCCGGCATCAGCGGCGCCAGCAAGGGAACCGGCGGCGCGGGCGGCGCGGGCGTCGCATTCGCCTACTACCGATAAGGGGTTTGAAATGGCTTTGACGGCAACGCTTGTCGGGGAAAACCTACGCCAATTCTGCCCAACCACCAACCACTACAGATGCACCGACGGCCAGCGGATCTGGTACCTACTCGTCACGATTCCATCGCTGGACAGCGCGGGAATGATCAACGAGATCCTGGGCGCCGTGCTCCCAGTGACCGAAGCGCATTTGGTCAAAAATGCCGATGTGTTCCTGGCCGATGAGAACGCCGTCGTCATCGACGCAGACAGCAACCCGGCGAACGGAATGACCGCGCTGGCGAACGTACCGAGCCGCGAGACGCATGCAGAAGTGCTTGTAGAACTCGGATACGAGCTGACCTAGTGCCTTGGTCTTCCAACCCGTCGCCACCCCCGGCGCCGGGCGGCAAGTGGTGGGCCGCACCCCCGGCACCGGCCGCGTCCACGGGTGGCAGCTGGCACGGCTACACGCTGTACCTACTCAGCGTGGCGGGCCAGATCCAATTAGTGAGTACCCTGCAGCTGCAGACGATACTGAATCTTCAAGTAACACAACAGACTGCGCTAACATCGCAGGTCTCGCTACTTGGCGTCTACCCCGTGCAGTTCGTGGGCAATCTTCAGATGTCCGGTGCGCTGAGCTTGGGCGGCGTTTATTCGGAGCAGTTCGCCTCGGCGGTACAGCTGACCTCATCGGCCAGCTTGGCGCTTTTGCAGTCGATAGGCGTCTCGGGGGCAAGTTCGCTCACGTCCTCGCTCGGCCTCAGCCGCGGCGCGACAATCGGATTCTCTTCTGGAATAACGATGTCGGGGATCGTCGCCCTGGACCACATCGTCCCGATGTCGTTCGTCGGCGCCAGCTCACTCTCATCGACAACCGGATTGACGCGCTACGCCCCGATCGGGTTCTCATCGTCCCTGGCGCTGTCAGGCGCAGCTGCAATGGGATTCCCGCCGACAGCAGGGGCGCAGACATCGATAACCGCGGTCGGGTCCTATAGCTACCTGATACCGCGCTGGTGCAACTACATCGACGTGATACCGATCGGCTCGGGTGGCGGCGGCGGTGGTGGAGACGGTGGGCTTAACACCACCGGACAGGGTGGATTTGCAGGGACCTGGGCACCTTTCACGCTCACTCGCGGATCAGCGGCGCTGCCATGGGGCGCGGTCAGCATCACAGGGAACGTCTATGCAGGCGGTGCTGGCGGAGCGAAGGAAACCAACGGATCACCCGGAACCGCAACAACAGTCGTCTACAACGGCACCACCGCGACGGCCGCGGGGGGAGCAGGCGGTGCTGGCGCCTACGCGGGCAACGGCAAGAACACCCCCGGCGTTTCACCAGGAAATCAGACCTACAACGGACGCACATACACCGGGGGTACTGGCGGCGCGACGAACGCAGCGGGTACTGCGCCGGGTGCCGGGGGCGGTCCCGGATCTGGCGGCGTCTTCACGATAGCCAACCCCGGACAGGCGGGCGGCGCGGGAGCCGTCTTCTTCTACGCGTATCAATGAAAGGAAAACCTAAGTGGCCGATGGTATTTCGTCATATCTAGCAAATGCGCTTCTCAACTTGGCGTTCCGAAACGTTGCGTGGACTCCACCGACAACCGTCTACGTGCAGGCCCATACCGGGGCTCCCGGCGCTGCCGGAACGTTGAACGTTGCGAGCACCAGCACCGGCCGTGTTGCGATCACGTTCGGCGCGGCATCGTCAGGTTCAGTCACGGCGTCCAACACGCCGCAGTTCACGCTGAGCGGCGGAAGTGCCCAGACCATCACAGATATCAGTCTGTGGGATGCAACGACGGGTGGCAATTTCCTGTACTCGGAGCAGGCGACAACATCCAAGGGCGGCAACGCCGGAGACATCATTCAGGTCTCTAGCAACGTGCTCTCCCTGGGGACGATCGCATCGTGATCGCCCGAATAGCCCGTCATGCAACGTTTTACACAGTCGTCGCGCTCGTCGCATTCCGGCTCGGTTGGGAATTGTCCGACCGCCTCTCGTCGTACGCCGAAGAGATTGACCCAAGGGTGGAGGAGCGCTGGTGAAACATCTACGTGCCCTTGCGGAGTCGGCCATCCTCTACGTGGCAGATCTGCTATACGAGCGGATCAAGAAGCGTGCACTAGACGATCTGCGTGAACATCTGCCGAGCTGGCCGCACCTATGACCGCCGTGCTTGGCGTCGCCGTCGGACTGGTCATGCTCGCTTTCATCTATGGCGCTGAGTACGCCGTAATTCTCTGGGAAACACCGAGATTCAACGATCGTCACAAAGACGACGACTGACCGCCAACTCAATTCAAGGAGGAATCTGTGACTCTTTTTGGACCGGATATATCAAACAACAACGGCACCGTTGATGAAGCGCAGGTGCAGCGAGAAGGCTTCTCTTTCGTGTTCGCCAAGGTGTCCGAGGGTAGCTACTTCGCTGACACCTATTGGCCCGCAACGCGAGACGCCTGTAAGGCGCTGGGTCTGCCGTGCATCGGCTACCACTACGTCACCACCGACGACCCGGCGGCGCAGGCGGCCAAGTTCGTGAACAACGGCGGTGGCGCAAACGCCATGCTCGACGTAGAGGCGAACTCCGGTGACATCGCGAACTTCTGGGCCGTCGTCAACGCGTTCAATGCGGCCGGGGTCAACATCGCCCTGTCCTACATCCCGCATTGGTACTGGGAACAAATCGGCAGCCCGGATCTGTCGCAGGTTCCCGGCCTGATCGCCTCGAGCTATGTCAACGGCACCGGGTACGCCTCAGCGCTCTACCCCGGTGACGGCGGCGCGGGATGGCAGCCCTACGGCGGCGCACAGCCCGTCATGTGGCAGTTCACCGACAAAGCGCAGATTGCCGGCAAGACGCTCGACGCCAACGCGTTCCGGGGCACCCCCGAACAGCTGGCCGCACTCTTGGGCGCCGCGGCCCCCGCAACACCCCCGGTGACCTCGACGCCGGAACCGTCCAACCCCACCCCAACCACAGGAGGAACCGTGTCCAATCCCAACGCCAACGCCAGCCCGCAGTCGGTCGCCGATTCCCTCGATGGAATTCTCGACGGCAAGCCGCTGGACTACCGGACAGTCGACATGCTGCGCGTACGCCAGCTGGGCGACGTGGCCTCGAACACCGACCCGGCCGCACCGGGCACCGCGGGACCGGACGCTGAGGGCCCGAACCGATCGACCTCGGTCTTCGATCAGGTGAAGACGCTGGCCGACGTGCTCACCGGCCGCTGGGAAATCAACGGCAAGTACTACGACCTCGGCGAGCTGGTGTACCTGGTCGCGGTCAAGCTCGGCGTCGGCTCGTGACCACCTGGGCCGATATCGCCTGCAAGTTCGACGGCATCACGCATGTACGGCACGCCGCGCTGACCTTCAACGGCACCTGGGGCGCTGGCCAGGTGCAATACCCGTCACTGGTGGCCGGCGGACTGCCCGATCTGGTCGAAGAAATCCCCGTGCCATACCCGGCGAGCTTCGGGCCGATCGGCGGTGATGCCTCGAGCATGAGCTACGCGCAGTCGGTGCAATGGGCATTCAACTGGGTTTCCCAATGGCTTGCCGCCAACCCGCTGCGCACGTTCTGCCTCATCGGGTACAGCCAGGGCGCCGAGGCGGCGGCGCGCGTCGCCATGGCGCTGCAGGGCGGCAGCCTGGCGCACTACGTGCCGAACTTCGTCGGTGGCATCACGTTCGGAAATCCATGCCGCGGCGCAGGCTTTCACGCGCCGACGATCGCCGATCCCGGCGGTCGGGGTATCGCCAACGTCAACATGGCCAGCCTGCCGGCCATCGGCGGCAAGGTTGTGTGGGCCGACTATGCCCACTCCAAGGCGAACGGGGACGCCGGCGACGATATGTACGCCGTGGTGCCGACTGGTGCCGTGGGTCAGGTGATGACCGACGTGTACAACATCGCAACCCAAGTGCAGCTCAACAACATTGGCCTGCTAACCACGAACGTGCTGACCGGTTTCGAATACGCCGTTAAGGATGCCATCACCAACCCGGTCGCAGCATTCGAGGCGGCAGCCGACGGCATTGCGTTCCTGGCAGCTCCCGGTGGGCCCACCGCGCCGCACATCAGCTACGGCGGTGAGATCGACGGGTACGCGAACCTGCTCCCGGACGCCACGGCTTTCCTGGCGCAGATCGCCGATATCACCCCGGCTCGTATGGCTGCCTGACCTGGGCAGCTTCCGCTTTTCAACACGGAAATGAGGATCCGCAATGACCTACCATGACCCCCGCTCGACGGCCGACATCGATCACCGTTTCGACTATCACCGGCCCGACGCCGCGAAGGTGGCAGCACACGAGGGCGTACGCGCTGCGTGTAAAGACCTGGCGCACAAGTTCGACCGTGACCTACCGCCTGGACGTGAGAAGGCGCTCGCCCTCACCAAGCTCGAAGAGGCCATGTTCTGCGCAAACGCTGCCATCGCTCGCAACGGCGACTGAACCACCACAACCAGAAGGGATCTCGTCATGACCATCACCATCTCCCCGGCACTAAAGGACGCGGCAGTCGATGCCGGTGAACGTGCCGTCAAGACGTTCGCAGGCGGTTTCATCGTCGGCGCCGGGCTGCTTGGCGCGGCGCTCAACACCGTAATCGGCAATGTCACCGTGGCCGCGTCGCAGATCAATTGGGTACACGGCCTCGATGTTGGCGCGGGGACAACGGTTGTCTCCCTGCTGTTCTCACTGGCTTCGTTGAAGCTAGGGAACCCCGGCACCGCGTCTGTGACCAAAGCGGTGGTGGGCGCCTCCGCAGCCCCCGACGGTCCGGTGGTGAACATCGAACAGATGCACGTGCACAACAGCGACGAGCCGACTGGCATGGCCCAGTGAACTGGACGACGGTCGCAGCTATCGCAGGCCCAGCCATGGCCCTGCTCGGTGTGATCGCCGCTGCGCTCATCGGCCACCACACCGGCACCAAACAGGTTGCGGCTGCCGTCGATCAGGCCAAAGCCGCTGCCCGACAAGCCGATGCATCTGCGAAGCAAGCCATGACAGCCGACTGGGTTGCCTATAGTCAGCGCATCGAGCGCGAGCTCGGGCGACAGGATCGAGAGATTGTCGAGCTGAAAACATCCTTCGCCGAATCCGAGGAACGCTCCAAGATCAATGCTGGTCGATACCGAACGGCTGTCCAGTACATCCGAGAGATTGCCGATTGGGTGGCATCCAAATGGCCCGGCGAGAAGCTGCCCGATGCGCCGGCCGATCTCGCCGAAGATCTCGAGCATCCCTAACACCCCACACCGATCGCGCCCCGTCCTGACTTCCCCGCAGGATGGGGCGCTATCGGCATTTTCCGAGGCAATTGACAGCCGGTTGTCGGCGCCGCGGTGCATGATCTGCGAATGCGCGTGATCTTGATGGCGGGGGCAGCGCTGATAGCGCTCGCGCCGGCCGCTGCCGCCGACGATCTGGCGGTTGGCCAGGGGCCCGTCGAGTACAGCTTTCAGCAGCAGCCCGCGCCCGGTACGTGCCACTACCGCACCGCGGCGTCCGGCGACACCCTGCCCGACCCACTGTGTACTCCTGGGGCGGTGAGTCCAGCAGTCACGCCGGACAACATCGACCAGACGATTTGCACCAAGGGTTACACGCGGATGGTGCGGCCACCGGTCCAGATCACCGAGCGCGAGAAGAAGGCGAACGCCAAATCCTACGGCTACACAGGGTCATTGAAGATCGTGGAGTACGACCACCTGATACCGCTGGAACTCGGCGGTGACCCGAACGACCCGCGCGATTTATGGGTCCAGGCGAACGGTGGACCGGCCCCAAACGCCAAGGACCGCATTGCAAACCGGCTTCACCAGATGGTGTGCGACCGCAAGATCGGCCTGCGAGAGGCGCAGGCGCGCATGGCCACGGATTGGACGCGGGCGCCCGGATCAGAGTAGGTCGGCGAACGGCGCGCGTTTGTCCTCGTTGCCGATCTTGCGCAGGTAGTCGATGGCACTCAGACCGTTGTTCGCGGGCCGGTACGGATCGGCGCCACGGTCACGCAGGAACTGGATGATCTCCCCGGCGCCGGAGGTGGTGTTGCCTACTGCGATGTTTAGCGGGGTTTCGCCCTTGCTGTTGGCAGCCTCCAGGTCTGCGCCCGAGTCCAGCAGGTAGCGCACTACCTCGACACTGTCGTCGGCGACGGCGGCATGCAGTGGCGTGGAGCCGTCGGTGTCTGCGGCGTTGACGTCGGCGCCGGAATCAATCAGATGTCGACTGTTCGCGAGGCGGTAGTCCACGCTGATCTGGTGCAGCTCGGCGATGCGCGCCGGGTCGGTTTCCATCCAGGCGTTGACCTGATCGTCGGGCCCGTCGATCGCCGCATAGTGCAGCGGCGTGCGCCCAGCGCGGTCGCGGTGGTTTACATCGACCATTTATCGTCCTCGGGGTGCTTCGAACTGGTGACCCACATTTCCGGGGCCATCCTCGATTTGGTAGATCTTCGGGTTATTCATCGCGTCCAGCCATTGCTGCCGGGTCCAGTTGTTCGCAGCAGCATATTCTTGCCATCGCCAAAGTTCCTGATTGGCCCTATGGCCGTAGTGCCAGACGGGGTCAACGGGGTACTTGATGCCTTGGGCGTCAATGAAATACTTGCCGTCCGCAGTTTTGGGAAGCGCTAGTATCTGCGGATCGTACGACTTACTCACGGGCACTAGAACATTGCGATCGGTGGCACTGAAGTAGTACTTACCGTCCGCAGTCTTGTCGGCTGCCGCCTGCACCGCACGCTCTGTCCCCACGCGCAAACCACTAGGGCGGCTGTACAGTTCGGCCGCTGTCAGTTCCGGCACGAGCCCGGCGCCCTCGGCGAGGAACAATGAGGCGCGCGAGTTCATCAGCGGCCCCAAGGTCTGAACCGAGCGGACCAGGTTGGCGCCGGCCGCGACGTTCGGAAGACCGCAAAGCTGTGCGGCAGCACGGTATTCATTCAGGATGGCCGCGATTCGCGCACCGGTCGCCACGAGGCGCTCAGTGTCCACCAACTTGGAGACAACCTCGCTGCCGCCGATCGTCAGCGGTAGCAGGACCGCAGCGGCGCCCTCGGTGACCGCGACCGTCGCGGCCAGCAGAAGCATTTCGTTGGTGACGCGTTCGCGTACGGTCACGATGTGGGTCGCCAGTTCGGCGCAGGTCTTGCCGATCGCTGCCCACTCGGTCTGGCACACCTTGACTGCATCGTGTGCCAAGGTCATTGACTGCACGGCCTGCGGGATCTCCGGTGACCGCTGATGGCTCACGTCGGTGATCGGGTTAGCGCCGTCGAGCGGGAAGAATGCCCGCCGTATCTCACCCTCGGTGAACTCAGCGTTGGTGATCCATCTACCCGCTGCCTGGCGCAGCTTCTCGGGGTCGCCGTTGGGCCACATCGCACCCTGGACGTATCCCTCGATAGAGGCCCACCAGCTCGGCGGTGGGGTGCCGCCGAGCGCAGAGGGGACCGACGGGGTGTCCATGGCCGGTGTTACCGGTGGCGCCGAGGCCGGAACGGTCTGGCCGGTGGGTGCCGAGGCGGTGTCGGCGTTCTCGTGATTGACCGCCGTGGCGAACAACAGGTCAGCGCATGTGTTCAGCGCATTGGACGCGTATGCGCCAGCCTCCAGACCATCTTTCGCGGCCGGGTCGTACTCCTGGCAGAAGTCCTTGGCGCCGTTGTCATTTCCGGCCATCCCCGACATGCCACTCAGCAGGTCCGCAATCCCATGGACGCCGGCCCCTATCTCACGGGCGAGCTGCTGGTACTTCAGTGCCGCCCGCTTGACCGCTGCCGGGTCGAAATCCTGGGTCATGGCCACATCCGCTGGTTATGCTCGCCCACTCCGCGGTAGTTGCGATGAGCCTTGCTGGCCGCTTCCTCCAAGGCTTCCTGGGCCTTGCGCATCTCGGCAACGCCGTCCATCCACTGCTGATGGTTCGCGAGCTGGGCCGCAGCATCGGCGCCAGACCAATCGACATGCAGGTCGTTGATACGCCGGTCAACCTCGGCAATGCGCCGTTCTGCCATGCGGTCGAACGCGGCCATTTGGTCAACGAACGCCTGCAAGGCGTCAAGATCCACGCGGTATGGAATCGAGTCGTCATGCATTGCTACACCCCTGAGATACCCGACGCCGAGGCGCCCTCGGTCGCAGTGAACGCGTACCCGTGCTGTGCAAGGGCGACCGAGGTTGAATCCAGGGCGGCAATCGACTTCTGTGCGCCCTCGCGCCACTCGTCAAATTCGGGCCCGTACGCGCGCGATGCCACCCCGTCCCATGTGCTCGACACGTCTTCCCAACGGTGCGTCAGCTGTTCCAGCTCGCGCTGCAAATCGCGCGCAACGTCGGCTGCAAGGGCAGAGACGGCATGGAGCTGCGCAGGATCGACATTTAACGGAGCGCCCAATGCATCCCCCAACCCCAC